GAAAACACATTGGCTTGACGCGGCATGCGTGGGGGCGTCCACGCCCGCTACCTTGCATGTGGGACAGATCGTTCCTCTGGCGGTCACGGCGATGGGGCGGCATAGTCGGCAGATGTGCCGAACTGATGCACATGGTTTCCCGAACAAGGCACCCAAAGCGACAAGCGTTGTTGGTGGATTCCGTACTGGCGATATGGTGCGAGCGGTCGTGCCAGTCAGCAGCACCAAAGCGGGAGTCTATGTGGGGCGCATTGCCATTCGCGCGACAGGCTCCTGCAACATCAAGACCGCACAGGGAACCATTCAGCATATTCATGTGCGCTATTGCCATCCGCTCCATCGCGGCGACGGCTATTCCTACACGAACACGAAAGAGAGGTCCGCTTAATGGCGGGCGGCGTTTCCACCCCATACCTATAAGGCACGGGTAGCCACGCCGCGAATTTAGATGCTCAGTTATCACGACATCGCCAATGCATTTGCTGCTGATGCTGCTACTGCTGCGCCGGTCGATGCAGTGCTGGCGGCGAACCACGTCACCCTCGAAGATCTCTCGAAAGCCGATTATCCCCTTGCCGCATTGCTCGGCACAGCAGGTGTGGCGCATGCCAACGTGCAGTGGGCGGTAAAGGCGGAGCAGCGGAATATCTGGCGTGAGCGCCTACAGGATGTCCTCGATGACATCAAAGCGTATTTAACGAAATAACGAAATGAGGATCAACATGGCGAAACTTCAACGCAAAGCCACCACCACCATGACGGTTGCGGAGGCCGGTCAGCGCGGCGGCGCAGCCACCAAGGCGAAGTATGGCCCGGAGCATTACCCGAAGATCGGCAAGAAGGGCGGCGAACTGTTACGCGACAATCGCGGCTCGGAACATTTTGCCGCCATCGGCAAAATGGGCGGAAACGCCGTCAAAGAGAAATATGGCAGTGAGTTCTTCTCCGCCATCGGCAAGAAGGGCGGAGCTGCCGTCAAGACGAAGGGCAGGGAATATTATCAGGAGATAGGCCGCAAGGGCGGCATGGCATCCCGCAAGAAGAAAGCGACAGAATCCTAACCGGAGCGGCGCTTGCCGCTCCATCACACCACAGAAAGAAGCAGCAGCATGGCAACACCATTTGATCCCAATGATACCGCAGTGTATGACTCTATTTTACTTGAAGTCGTCACGCCAGAGAAAAGCGCAGCGCGGAAGAAGCGCGACAACAAAACGGTTCTCATCTTCGCCATTATCGTGATACTCATTGGCGTTGCCGTCACCTTTGGTGGAATCGCCATAGGCGACCACACGGAGGCAACCTTTGCCGCCAGTGAGACAAGGCCAGTCACGCGCTTGGTCTACGTCTCGCCCTCCGTCACCATTTGGGTGCAGCGCGTCAACCCGACGCATCCCGAAGTGGATTTCTCGATAATCGTCGCCAGCACCGACGCGCACCACATCACCCACACCTACACGTTCGTGATGAGCGACGATCCGCCGGCCGATGGGCGCACCTATGTCCTCCACTGTACCTACAATGGTCGGTTCTTCCTGATCGCGGCAGATCTTTTCCTGGATCATCCCATGATCGGCACACAATTCAACGGCGCAGGGACGCTCTATCTCACCCTCGGTCGGCAAGGGAAGTACCTTTTGCGCATGCCATGACGCACACACCCTTACCTCAAAAGGACACCAGCATTGCCCCGCTGGTGTCCTTTTGTTGACAAGGCGCAGAGGATGTGCCATACTAAGACTGATATCAAGTATATGAGGAAATCCGATGGCAAACAACGCTTACATCTCCACGCTCGATAATACGATTCTATCCGTGCGCAGGAAGCCGGGACCGGCAGCCTACGCGCTACCGCAGTGCGCCTACACCTCACCGAGCGGGGAACGCTGCACGAAGCTGGTCAAACGACTCAAATCCGAGTATTGTTGCGCGAGTCATGCCCACATGAATCGCCCGCGTACCACCACCCCCAAGCCCGCACCGCTCCCACGCGCCTCCCGCGCCAGCGCCTTCATCACGTCTCTCGAAGATTAGCCGCGCCCCTTGGAGGGGATGCGGCACATCCACACCCCAGCTTTACCCCATTCACCCTATCTACTTACTAATAGTTGACATGATGTAATTGGCGTGGTATAGTGTAGGCATCACACGAATAAAGGAGATGCTTACATGAACGAGTCCAAACAATTTCCCGCCACCTGGGCCGCACTGCTGACGGACTACGATCCCAATGACCACTTGTTGCAACTGGAACGGTTCGACAAGCGCACACAAAAGAAGATCATCAACGATTATCTGAACGTGCAAAATCGCCTGATGTGGTTCTTAAAGGACCAGCGTGCATTGATCCTGGCTGGCGTTGCCACCACCGCGTATGTCATTCAAACGGAAATGGTGGAGCATGACCAGCAAGAAAAATGGGCCAACTTCAAAACCTATGTGCGCGACGTGCTGGGCAATGAGGCGACCATGTACGGTTCGGAGTCGGTGCGGGACTTCGGGGACTATCTGGAAAAAGCCAGCACCAAATCGTTGGGACGCGCCCTCTTGCTGCTAGGCTATGGCACAGCGTTCGCTGACGAATTGGACGAGGGGGAGCGCGTCGTAGATGCGCCGACCGAGCGCAAAGAAGGCAGCGAGAAGAAGTCCGCACCTACTCGCCCGCAACAGCAACAGAACACCGCCCCTGCGCAACCACAGACACGCACAGCACCAGCACCGCAACCGCAAGAGACACCGCAAACTACGATGTCCTCCGAGGAATATGTCAAATCGTTCATCGAGAGGTTCGGCATTGGCAAACTCGCTATGTCCTCGTTCGTGTCGCGGGAAAAGCTCACAAAAGAGTGGGATGTCCTAGCGGCAGCCCTGCGCAACCCGGAGAAAGCGGCACATTGCTGCGTCACGTCCTGGACGATGGCCCACAAGTTCACCATCGATCAGATCGTGGACCTGATGCGGCGTGAGAAGATGACAAACTACCAGCAGGTGTGGGCGGCGATCCAGAAGGACGACCGTGATATCATGGCTGGCCTGACTGCCTAATAATAGACATTCCGTCCTAGTATATTGACTACGATACCGCGAAAGGACGATACTACAGATGAGTGAACCCTACATGGGGACGGGATCGGGACGGTTAATTTCCGTCCCGGTGTCCACTGCATTTCTCTTGCGCTGCTTCAACCGCTGGCGCAACGAGGATGTGATTCCATCGCTGCGCGAAGCAGCAAAAGGCATCAGTCTGATTGATAAGGGTGAGGCGGAGCGGCGGCGGATAGAGAACGGTGATGCCATTGACCTCAGCGGCCTCCGCATCAGTTATCAAACGGTGGTCAACATCGACGTGCAGATGCGTGAAATCGTCGAGCGCCAGCAGCAGGGCGAACCTCCGCCCGCGACGGTGCAAGTGGGACTGATCTCCTACCTGCTGATTAGCGCATGGATGGGCGAAGCCCCGGCACTGCCCAACGACGATCCACGCATCACGGCTGTAGCAAACTTGTGGCGCATCATCTACAACGAAGAACGCAGAAGGCAAGGAAAAATCGAATGAAAACCAAACTCCGCGACATGCCGGTGCCTGATCCCTATTGCGACGTGGGCGATGAGTGGACGCGCGCCATGCGCTCAGAGATCCGTCACCTCGCCCGCGAAACGAAGACGGCCTATGAGGCTGGCGGCATCGAAGAACGCAACATCCTCCTGGAACCCATGACGCCCTATGTGGTGGCGCTGATGAACCGCCATTGCCTCACGGTTGAGGATGCCTACGCCCAGGTGTGGGTGTATTGTGCGACGACCATTGCCGAGGAAACCTACGACGAGATTCAAGCCATGCTGAGGAATAAACATCGTGCAAAAGAAAGCGAACTTGCTCACGCCTCCTGAGCGGTTGAGCGTTGAGGATGTGCGGATGCTGCTCTGGCGGCAGATGCCCGAAGACGATCTGGAAGAATTTATCCGCGAAATGGCAAAGGCGCACCATTGGATGCGGTATCACACCCGGCGCTCCCAGCACTCGGAGTCGGGGTGGCCCGATGATGTGCTGGTCCGGGGCGGCGACATGATCATCGTGGAGAATAAGCGCGAGGGGACGCGCTACCGCCCGTCAGCGGCGCAGCAGCAATGGCTTGACGCGCTGCGGCAGGTGCAGCGTATCCATGTCGATTTCTGGCAACCCCACGACCAGGATCGGATTGCACGCCTACTGGAACACGGCATAGCAAACGGCCAGCACATCACAAGATAGAAAGAGACAAGGCGATGCAAAAACCAGACAGCGCATTCGTGCGGTGCATCTGCTGTGTGCGCGGGTGCTACGGCGACCGCTCGTGCGGTGCAGGGGCATTCACCCGCGACGAAACCAGCGGATGCTTTAACGGCAGAGTGCGCCCAACAGGCTATGCACAAAAGAAAAACGCTGCCATCAACCAGCGTGAGTTCAGCGATCTCATTTATCCCAAAGGTGTGACGTGGCAAGGTCGCACGAAGGATCAGGCATGAGCGCACTTCTCATGGGGCAGGTGTGGAGCCATCTATTTCAAAGTCGCGCAGAGATGGATATCGTTCTTGCTCTAGCGGATCACGGCCACGACGATGGCACCCACATCCACCCAAGCGTGCTGTACTTGGCATGGAAGGCGGTCCTCTCAGAACGTCAGGTGCAGCGCATCCTGCGCGAACTGGAAGAACGCGGCATTATCAAACCAGCAGCGAACGAACAGGGCGGGCGCGGCAAAACAACCGAGTGGGAAATGCACCTAGAAAATGCCCCACCCAAGCCTCCATTCCAGCGCGGAAACCCTGATTGCCTTATCGGTGTCACCTATCAGAAAAAGGGTGACATTTCGGCGGATGAGGTTATTTCAAAATCAGAAAAGGGTGACATTTCGACGCAAGAAAGGGTGACATTTTCAGGGGTAATACAGAAAAAGGGTGACATTTCCAGCGTAAAGGGTGACATTTCGGCGCACAAAACTGGCAACGACGCCAGCACCCATGAGGAATTGTGCAACCCTAACCATAGAACCATCATAGATCAACCATCAGATCATGAACCATCATCTTCTCAGGAAAAATCTGCTGACGCTCCCCAGGAGGGTGAGTGGCACCTTCCCGAACACCCACTCCAAGCAGATCCCGCAGATAACGGAACCCTGACGGGAGAGGAAACCCCTCCCCCTGTTGCGCCCGCCCCCTCCCCAGCGGCGAAGGGCAAGCGTGGGCGCAGCAAGAAGCCAGCAACGGAGAAACCCGTCATAGACCCGACTACTCCGAAGCACAAGGAAGATAGCGATGCAATGAAGTTGGCGCTATACCTGCGTAAGCGCATCCTCGACAACTACCCCAACGCCGATGTCCCGAAGGGCGGATGGGATGATAAGAAGGTGCAAGCGTGGGCAACGGAACTGGATCAGATGCTGCGCCTCGACGGACAACAGGGGCGTGACAAAGTGGAGGCCGCGCACGTCATTGACGCGATGGCGACCGATACCTTCTGGCGTGGCCGCTGCTTCAATGCCAAGTATTTCCGCAGCCACTACGACACGTTCAACGGCATCCGCTTGGAGAAGCTGACTAATATTAGGCAAGATGGAGGGAAACATGGCTACACAGCGACGCGCCGATCTGGCATTGGTCAAGCACCACGCGGTCCTAACGCCTACGCGAATGACCGCAACGACATCATCCCGCCGTGCGACTGAGGCGGAAGACGACGCCCTCGATATTGCGCTGGCGCTCTACGATGCGCAACCGCATATGCCCATTGTGCGCGAGGTCCGACACAAACCAGCGGGCAAGAGTCGCATGCAGATTGCCATCGAGAATGCGCGGGCGACGTATGCCGCTGAGGAAGCACAGCGATTTGAAGCGTATCCCTGCTGCGGAGGTGTGGGCTACGTGCATGCGGACGTGGACATCCACCATCCCAGGTTCGGGAAACTGGCCCCTTGCCAAGGCGGCAAGTGCAAAGCCTATCAGGCGATCATGGTCGCACGCCTAGAAAAGCTGAGCATCGTTCCCCGCGATCTGGTGGCGATGAAAGCGACCTGGGCCACGTTCCCCACTACCATAGATCGCAAGGCACTCACCAACGTGCGCAACTACGCGACGGCGATCATCAAGGGCAAGCAGGATCGGCGCGGGCTGGTGATGCGCGGCATGAACCAGATCGGCAAAACCGGCATGGCATTCTGCGTCCATCGGGATTTGCGGGCGGCGACCGTGCCGAGTGTATTTATCCGCACGATTGATTTTCTGGACCGCATGCACGTGGCGCTGATGGACGACGACGACAAGACCCGCCATCTGACACTCATGAGCAACTTCGCCAGCGTGACGCACCTCGTGCTGGACGACCTGGGCGCAGAGAAGCCCACAGAGAAGCGCGAGGAATGGCTGTACAACCTGCTGGACCAGCGCATGAAAGATCCCGACTGCTGGACGACGATCACCACCAACCTCGAAGGCGACGCCCTGCGCGAGAAGTTGGGCGACCGCATCTATTCGCGCATCGCGGGCAGCCGCAGCGACCTATTTCTGATCAAAGTCGAGGGCGAGATGAACGCGCTGAAAGGTGGCGCGTGATGGCCACTCTGCCGCGTCATGATAAACCCGCGCCGATCACCGGGCGGTCCAAAGCACCCTTCGCCTACTTCGGCGGGAAGTCTGCCATGATTCACAACCTGCTGCCCCTGCTGCCGCCGCACGAAGTCTACGTGGACGTGTGCGGTGGATCGGGTGCGTTGCTCTTTGCCAAAGACGCGGCGGAACTGGAAGTGTTCAATGACGCTGATTCGGCGCTGGTGAATTTCTTTCGTGTGTTGCGCGACAGACAGCAATGCGCTGATCTGGTGCAACTGCTGGACCTGTCGCCCTTTTCCCGCGAAGACTACCTGTTTTGTCGCGTCCATTACAACGACAGCGACGACGAGGTTGAGCGGGCGCGGCGCTGGTACATCGCCGCGCAACAAGCGTTCTCCGGTCATTTCGGACGCAGTGGATGGAAGCAATCGAAGACGATTTCCGGCCACGCGGTGAAATCATTCCGCCACAACGTTGAGCGATTCAGCCAGTTCACGGAACGACTGCACTATGTACAGATCGAAAACCTCAGTTTCGAGCGCATCATACGCGACTACGATGCCGAGGATGTGCTGTATTATTGCGACCCGCCCTACCTGCCGGAGACACGCCGTGACGGGGGCTATCGCCATGAGATGACGGTGGAGCAGCATCGGCAACTGCTCCAGCTCATCACCACCTGCAAGGGGATGGTCATCCTGAGTGGCTATGACAATCCACTGTATCGCTCATTCCTTGGCGACTGGCAACTGCATCAGTTTGAAGTCACCGCCCACTCAGCGGCCAAGACCAAAGCCACCGGCCTACAGGGCAAGGGCGCGATGAAGAATCAGACGCGGGTAGAGTCGATCTGGATTAAACCAAACACGATTAAACCACCAAGCAAACAATTGAGCTTATGGGGGCAGTCAGATGAATAGTAACGGTTGTACCAGCCATAATAAGTGCCTTCGGGCCAACAAGCGATTTAAGTCCTATATCCAAGTCGATCCTGAAACAGGATGCTGGCTATGGACAAAGGGAAAGTCGCGTGATGGCTACGGAGAATTCAATGCTGGAAGGAGGTGGAAAGCACATAGATTTGCGTTCCACATGGCAGGGAATGAACTCATTCCAGGATTGACACTAGACCATTTATGTCGCGTTAGGCATTGCGTCAATCCAGATCATTTGGAGCAAGTCGATCTGAGAACGAATATTCTACGCGGAGAGAACCCAAGCGCGAAAGCAGCACGTGTTATTTGTTGCCCCAAAGGCCATCCTTACGATGAGCAAAATACGAACACCTATCAGGGATACCGTCGCTGCAAGGCATGTCGGCGGGAACTTGACAAGCGACGGTTGCAAGATCCAGTCTTTCGTAAACAAGTTTCGATTCGCCAAGCGAAATGGTATCAGGCGAAGAAAACAAGGGCATCATAAAGTGTTTGGATCAAGCCCAACACGATCAAGCAGCCCAAGGAAATCAAGAATCTCACCCTGTGGTGAAGAAAGGAACCATCATGCGTAACCAGAAACCCAAGACGCTGCAAGAACGATTTGAGGAGTTTGACGCGGCGCACCCGGAGATTTATGCCACGTTCAAGCAATACGCGCTGCGAATCCGCATGCGCCGTATCCATTACTCGGCACGCCTCATTCTCAGTGGCATCAGCTTCAACACGATGCTCGACGGGCGCGACATTGACGAATACAAGATCAACAACGACTTTTCCAGCAGGTATGCGCGGAAACTGATCAAAGAAGATCCGTTGAACTTCGGGCAGTTCTTCGAGACACGCCGACTGAAAGCCGCATAGGAGGGTACGCCAATGGCCGCGCAACGCGACGACGATCTGTATGAGGATATGCCTGATGATGAGGCGATGCCTGATGCGCAGATGGGTGATGACGTACAAGCGTATCTCTTGGAAATCGGGCGTTATCCGCTGCTGACCGACGCAGAAGAATTGGCGCTGGCACAGCGCATCGCGCAAGGCGACGCCGATGCTAAGCGGATCTTCATCGAGTGCAACCTGCGATTGGTGGTCAGCATTGCCAAACGATTTGTGCGTTACACGCACTCGCTGCCGCTGCTCGATCTCATCCAAGAGGGGAACATTGGCCTGATACGGGCCGTGGAGAAGTTCGACTGGCGGCGAGGGAATCGGTTCAGCACGCATGCGACGTGGTGGATTCGCCAGGACATTACACGTGGCATCATGAGTAAGGGGCGTGCCATTCGTCTGCCTGAGCATGTGGCGATAGCCCTGAATCGCCTCAAGCGTCTGCGCAACGCCCTCATGCGTGACACGGGCGTGTTGCCCACCTACGAGGAGATCGCCGCCAAGGCGGAGATGCCGACCCGGCGCGTGAGGGAACTGTTCGGATTCGATGATGGCCCCCTGTCGCTCGATGCCGCAGAGTACGGCGACGACCACGACACGCCGTTGGCTGACATCCTGCCGGACACCACCAGCGCCGCGCCAGATGCTATCGCCACCTTGGCGGATATTAGCGCATTGGATGATGCATTGGAACGGCTCTCGCCCCGCGAACGTGAGGTGTTGCGACTGCGCAAGGGCGTGGTCGATGGGCATGAATGGACGCTGGCCGAGATCGGTCAGAAATTTGGGCGCACCCGCGAGTGCATCCGCCAGATCGAAACCAGGGCGCTGCGCAAACTCCGCGCACCCGCCATGATGCATGCCCTCGTTGACTAATTTTAGGCAACAGTGCTATACTACAGAGTGAAAAGCTGCTACGGAGGAAATCATGATCACGCCCAGCGTCCCCTATCGCCTCCACGTCCGTACCCTGGACCGCGCCGGATGCCCTGATCTGCATCCGGCCTTCGTGCGCCTGTTGGACCAGTCGCCGCGCCGATCCTTGGGCTGGTGGGAGTTCGCTCCGATTGCTGACGCGCTGCGCCAGCAGGGGTATGGCAAGGGGCTGGACGTGATCGCGCTGCTGCGTGGCACCCCCTCCGTGAGCATCGAGAGCATGTGCAAGATCCTGACCATCAGTGCTTCGACCGCCAAGAAGCGATTCAAGGAAACGTGGAACGCGGCGTATGACCAATACCAGGAACACTACCCCGGCAAGATCCGGACGCCGTTCTACGCGGAATTGTGGGGCCAACAGTGATCGTGGAGATATCCTCTGAGGTCGAAGACTATTTGCTCTATGACATCCGCGAAGTCAACGGCCATCCGTTTCACCACGCGAACGAACATAGCCGTCTGTTCCATCAGCAGTTGTGGGAGTTGGACTGGCGCGACGAGGAGGGCAAGCCCCTCATCGACAAAATGACTGTCACCCGCGAGACACGCTGGGTGGGCGACCGCAACTATGACCTGTTGATCTTCACGATGCAGCGCCAGGGCTACCAGCCGAAAGAAATTTGTGTTCGTGCCAGCGATGTGCAGGATCGCCATCCACTGACCAATGATTTGCTGTTTCGCGGCCATCGTACCATCGAAGAATTGCTCTTGCCCGCTGCGCGGAGCGGCTGGGCGAAAGAGGCCCAAGGCCAATGAGTATTACCATCATCTCGTTCTCGCCGGGAACCACGATCAAGAGTGCGGATGTCACGAGCGATGTTACGGCGATCACCAATGCATTATCCGGTGTCGTGGCGAACCAGTTTACGTTTCTGGCGACAGCGACCACCAACCCCGCACTGATAACCCAACTTCCCTCTACGCCAGGTAGCGATCAAGATGCCGTCCGCGCTGGAGTCCCTGGCGACTCTTCGCCGCGCATCGGTTTCTATTTGCGCTCTGATGGGTCTGGCGGCATTCGTGGCGGGTTTGGCAGTGGCATCGGCGCAGTCCTCTATGCGCAAACCGGCTTGTGGCAGACGCCCGATCAATTCTGGATCACGCAAACCATCGGCACCGGCAACAAACTCTTTTACCGCATCGATACGACGGATCGCAAGAGCTTTGGTATCGCCTACAATAAGTTCAGCGATGCGCCGTATTGGTTCAACTACACGGACAGCATCTACATGACCGAACTTGGTCATGACGGCAGCATGTATGTCGGCACCGGGACCGCAACGCCTGGCAACTACTACCCGCAACTTGCCAGTGCTGGCGGTGGTGCGGCGGGCAAGAAGATTTGGGTTGGCACGACTGATCCGGGCGGCGCGGCTTCTGAGGGCGATTTTTGGCTCAACGGCTGAGTGCTTTGTGAGGGAATGAGATGCCATCGACAGGGATTTACACGGTTACAAGCCCAACTAGCGGCACGCAGTATAACGCGCCCGCTGCCTATTGGGTTGTCCCGACCAATGGCACCAGCATTAGTTGTGAGGTCAAGAGCTACAATGCATCCAGTGTCCTCACAACGGTTGCTAACCTCACCGTGTATATTCGCAACGTCTCATCCGCAGTCAACTTGGCGAGCTTCAACGGCGGCACAGCGAACACAACGGACATTGGGCCGGACAGCGACGCGACGATCAACGGAACCAATGTCTTCACCGTTGGCGCGAGCGTGGGCGGCACCATCGATCATATCGCCATGCAGGTGACGAACTACACCGGCAGTGCCTACAGTGGCGGCGGCGGTGGCACAGGCAATGATAAGGTCCGGCGCAGTGGTGCATGGGGCGCTGCGGTGACGATCAAGGTCCGGCGCTCTGGCGCGTGGACCAGTGTATCCGGTTACGTGCGCCGGTCGAATGCATGGAGCCAAGTAGCATAAAGGAGCAAAACAATGCAAATCCCTGTTCAAGCCCTGGTTGAAGCCCCGCACAGCATCACACTTACCCTTCAAGGCAACCAACTCATCGACGTGATGAGCCGCCTCTCGACTGAGGATCTGTGCGCGGCACTCAAAGCGGCTGTCGCCAACCTCGAAGCGCAGATCGCCGCGCAGCACGTGACGGATGAAGCGCAGCCGAAAGAGAATGCGTCACAAAACAAGACAATGCCCATCAATAGCATGCAACTCACACAAATACAAAAGTTGTGCGCGGCGGTTGGCACCCCCATGCCAGATACATCTCATATGACCCAAGACGAGGCACAGGAATTTTTGAATAATTTCCAATCCGTCGAACTGCCGCCACTGGACGTTGCCCCCGGCCAGAGCGCCACGCAGACGGTGACGCAGACCTTGCCCGATGGCACCACCCTCAACATCACGCACACGCACACCAACACGGGCGAGGCAGAAACGGAGGATGCAGCCCCCGAAGGGACAGATGGGGCATGAGAAACAATCCGTCCCTGACGCTCGCCGATATCCAAGCCGTCTTAACGAACACGATCAAAGCTGCCGTCGATCCACTTTCATCGCAGATGAGCAAACTCACTGAAAAGGTGGACACCCTCACCGCCGATCATGTTAAACAGATAGACATGCAAGATCTGCGACGCGAGATGCAACAAGGATTCGCGGGACTGGAAACCAAATACCTGATCCGCGAAATGGCGGAACAGCAACGCAAAGAACTGGTGAACGGGCAAGAGGATATCCGAAAAGAATTGAAAGATATGAAGGATGCGGCAGCGAGTAGCGGACTCAAGCAATGGCAAATGCTGAGTATTGTTGCAAGCATCATCTTTACGTTCTTGGGATTCCTCATCTCGCTCTACGCTAATGTCCTTGTCCACCTGAGCTATAAATAATCCCTAGAAAGGAGGAACCATGCTCAAATATATCGCGCCCTTACAAGAGCAATTGCGCCACCTGCCCACACCGCATCTCTTTCGCGCTCATGATGCCAGCGACAAGACCAAAGGCCAGCGCGTCGCGGAGATCGCCGCGTCTCGCATCGGTTCCTGGCCGTTCCTCATCGGGCAGAGCGTCGTGCTAGCGGCGTGGATTATCTTCAATAGCGTTGCCGTGTTTCCCCACTTCGATAACCCGCCGTACATTTTGCTCAATCTCATGCTCAGCTTCCAGGCTGCTTTTACCGGGCCAGTCCTGTTGATTGCGGCGAACGTCGGGGCGATGCGCGACCATAAGCAATATGACCGCATGGAACAGATGGAAACACGCATCATTGATGAATTGACCGCGACACGCAATGAACTGGCTGAGGCCCGCGTCGAGAATGCAGAACTGCGGCAGATGATCGCCGTTGTCTGCGAGCATTTTGCATTGGAGTTGACTCATGCTTCCTAGTGGATGGTCCGATAACGGCCTGGCGCTCATCCCGCCCAAAGCGCCGGATGGCAAGCAATATTTCTTTTCTGACGCCTCCGGCATGCGCGAACTGGCGCTACACCTGCTGGCGGAAAACGTCATCAGTGGCGACGACACGGCTATCGAGAACGCCGCGCAGGTGTCGCCGGATCGCGTCGAGCAATGCACGCAATATGGCTGTCTGGTCATTCAGCGTGACAGCAAGGATGATCCGTGGACCGGCTTCCGTAGCAACCTCGGCGCGGAACACCTGAAGAACAGCGGGCGCACGCCGAAGGCATCGCCCATCCCACAGCCACCCACACCAGCCGATCCCAACAAGGTCAAACTGGCACGCACGCAGAAGGCGCTTGGCACCGACACGTTAGGCGTCTACTTCGGCACGTGGACCTATGGCAAGCCAGCAGTGGCCTTCACACCCTTTGCAAAACAGGCAAAAGGCATGGGATTCGACTATGTGATGGTCAAGTTTGGCGAGGATGGCACGCGCTGGTATCCTGACTCGCCCGCACAGATTGCCAAAGTCTTTGCTGACAATGGTTTGAAGATGGTCCCCTTCTGGTATTGCCGCCCGAATTACTGGCAACAGGACGCCGATCATTGCGCCCAACTGGCGCAGGAGTTTGGGGTCATCGATCTCGACATCGAAGAAGTGTTCTTGAATATCCAGGGCAAGCAGATCGTCGGCAGCTATGGAACACAACTCGCAGCACTGGTAAACCGCATCCGCAACGCCGCACCAGAAGCCTTGATCATCGCTGACGGCTATGGCGACCCCATGACCGCTTTCGCTGGGACGTTCCCCTATTGGGCCATCACTGAGGCGGACTGCTATCAGCCGCAGTGGTACGAGTCGTTCTATGGGGCGCGCACCTGGGATGAGTGGCGCAACGGACTGGCGCGGCACGACGCCGAATGCGGCGAAGTGTTCCAGCAAGCGAAACTTGGCTTGTCGTTCCCCATCCGCCCCTGTGTCTCATCGTTCGCCGTCACGCCAGATGTCGCCTACGATATCGGCCATTACCTCAGTAGCTTCCACACTGGCCTCATGCTGTGGGAGTTCACGCAATGTGCCGCTGATGTGGCCCGCGCCTTCAAGAGCGGGCTGCACGCGAAATAGAAAGGAACCTTTGATGAACCTCTTTGAACGCGCCCAGCAGGGCATGAACCTCACCGCCGCCGAGCGCGGCATCTACCAGTTCGCGCAACTGATGTTGAAATCCCTTGGTCCCTTGGGCGCGCTGCCCTTCGTGGCCGATCTGCTCAAAGCCGTCAACGTGTGGCTGTCCACCGGCACCTGGCACACCTTCGACTACCTGGGCGATCTGCGCGTGCTGCTGGCTGCTGTCGTTGCCTCCGCCATCGCCGCATGGCAGCACTGGCAGAGTGCGCAGGGCGATGCACCGCTGCTGTCCTCTGCTAATGCCGAAAGCGATGCGGTCACGTTCACGCCCCGCGATCCCGCCGCGTCCAAGGCGGGCGAAACGCTCACCCTCGCTAAGCCTCCCGTCGTCGAGGATGCGCCAGTAGTGGCCTCTGCTGACAGCACGCCCGCACCAACGCCTGAGCCTGTAGTCACCGCGTAATTACCGATCCCTCACCTTATGCCCCTGTATCACACAAATACAGGGGTTTTTCTTTTCTTCACATCCGCCTATTTCCTGAGTAGAATGGTTGTTTTTCTTCACCATCTTACCTACTGATTGACAATCCGTAGAGGATAGCATATGGTGGGTGCATCAACTACGCGCAAGTGTTGGATACGGGCCGCACCGTGCCGCTCAGTCGCATTTTCGTGTTGACGGTAATCTTCCGAGGACGTGGAGGAAAAACAATGCAGCAACCATCAGAGCCGATGGACGACGAAGTGACACAGATTATTCGGCCCAAAGCGGGAATGCGTTTTGCGGAATTTGTGTTTGATCGCCAGATCGGTGAGGGCGCGGCAAGTGAAGTGTGGTTAGCCCATGACTTCTTTGGCGAGCGAGCAGCCATTAAGATTGTGACGCGCAGCGAGGACCGGCAGTTCGAGGATCGTCATTATGCGCGGCGCTTGCTGATTGAGGGGGAAACGATGCTGAACCTGCATCACCCCAACATCCTGCATGTAAAGCGTACCGGGATGGATATCCATTGGTACTACATGATCATGGCGTATGTCACAGGCGGGACCGTCGCAAGCGCATTGGAGCGCAAGGGGCGCATGCCACTACATCAGGCGCTTGCCGTCACCAACAATGTGCTGCATGCTCTGGAATATGCCCATGCACGCGGCATCGTCCATCGGGACATCAAGCCGCAGAACATTCTGCTGGACCCGCCAGCAGGGCGCGTGCTGCTGGCGGACTTCGGCATCCTCTACCGCCAGCGTAAGGCTAGCGACCGCATGACGCTTCCCGGCAAGGTGCTAGGAACTGCCGCGTATATGGCCCCGGAACAGGTACGTGGCCGCGACCTCGATGCCCGCACTGATCTCTATGCAGTCGGCTGCATGCTGTACGAAATGCTCTATGGGCAACCGCCATTTGGCAAGAAGTACGGCGACGATCTCGCCATTGCGCGACGCCAGGTGAGCGAGCCGGTGGTCTTCCCCGCGACGCCGGCCCTGTCGCATCAACTGCAAGCAGTGATCGGGCGCGTACTGGAAAAGGAACCCGCCAAACGCTATCAGCATGCCGCAGCGTTCCGTCGCGCCCTCGCGCCGTTCTACACGGTGTTCCCACAGAAAGGCGACCGCTGATGGCTCTCTATCGCGGATATGGCGCACCGACCCCGATGCCACGCCCCGTCATTCCAGAGCAACCACAGTTGCCAAGGATTCATCCCAAGACGGTTCCCTATCGTCAATTCGCGCAAGCTGCCAAACTTGCGCAGTCACGCACACGTCTCGGCGTCTGGCGACTGAACGCCTATATTGTGCAGGATGCCTATCTCGTGGGCGATAGACGCCGGGGCTATTACTATGGTGTGGTAGGAAAACAGATCTTCGAGGGGAAGCGACTGCGCGATGTGTACAACCACATGGTGCAATATTGCCTCGACACCCAGAGAGCCAAACTGAATCATGACTCGTGGGCGTTCGCCATCGCGCCACGCTGGGAACTGGCGGCGTTCCGTAAGACGATCATGATGGATGCGTTGGAGTAGCGTCACGTGGGGGCTTGCGCCACGTGACCTCAAGCCCCTGCGCCTCAGCCAGTAGGCCCACTTCGATGAGATGCACCCCCGCACTGGCTATTGATCGCCGCTGCGCCTGGATATAGGCGAAAAAGATCTCCGCGATATCCGGTGGCAGCGGCACCGTGATTTTATTCTGCGTCGTTCGTTTGCGTGGCACGCCCATCAGTTTTTTCCTTTACGCATGGTTCTCTTTGTAGTATAGCGCCCTGCCTACGCAATAGGCAATTTGCGTGATTCTGTTGTTTTTTTCCTCATTGGTCGCGTATACTGGTGACAGAGGTACGACAGAAGTACCAAAGCGGGACCAAGGGGAGCTATCATGGATTCATCAATGCCTATTTATCGTCAATATGTCGAGGTTCCACCGCCACAGCGGTTTCTGCAAACCATCGACGCCTATTTGGATTTGCTACGAGAAACGGATGGCACGTGGTCAGGGCGTCGCCTGGCGCGGGAGTCCGGACTGTCGCATAATTATTTCTCCGCATTCAAAGCCAGATTGAAAGATTTGCCCGACTATAGCCCCGGCGTCAATACCATCGACCCCATCATTGCCGCGCTGAACCGGCACTTGCCCGGAGAGCAACGCTGGCCGCGTCTGGAAGCCCTGGAAGCCGCGAACGTCAAACCCGCCGACATCGAAGCCCAGCAAGTGCATATCCACGCCGAGCGCAGCAAGCCCGTAGCGCCACCCACTAACATCGACGTGTTGCCACCGCTCCCCGCGCAGATCGCGCTTCCTGTGCTGTCAGGCAGCATCATGGAGGCCAAGGGCATGGCTGCTGCGGTGGATACCCGCGCCGTGTTCCAGGTCAAGAGCAACATGGCGCTGGTGCAAGATCCCCTTCCAGGGTATACGCCGCAGCGCGAGGGGGATTGGGCGCTGATTCAGTCGCCCGACGCGCCGACCCCGCAAGGAGTTCAGCCTTGGGCGCTGGTCCGCGAGGGGCAACACCTGCGGGCCGTCCCCTATGGCACGGCGAAGAGGCAGCAGATCGTGGCGTGGATCTTGGGGACACTCTGCCTCGATCCCGACTGATCCTCTGCTGATCCAATTCTGATCCAACGCCGATCTTTTTGCTGCGTTTTCCTGCATGATCAGCGGTATTCCTTGCGACAAGAAACGTGGAAAAATGCGCTCTTGCACTATGCAGCAGGATGCGCTATGATAATCCTGAGTTATCTAACCACTTTTGTGTATGCAGAAATTTTTCCCTGGATAGATGCGAAGTGCAGCCTGGCGAGGGCTGCACCGTTTGGGGGATTTGATCCAATTCTGATCCAGTTGGCCGTAGCTAACGGAAATTTCCGGGTTCAGCTACACCTTCCTTAGTTCTGCGATGGATCGCTATCTTCTGGTGGTGTGTCCAACTTTTCGTCAAGGGGCTGAACGCCATCTAGAATGTTATCGAGGGCTTGTCCTGATTCCACCATCAACTGCGCCATTTGGTTTACAAAGACTGCGAACCCTTCTGTAAAAACCATACTGAACGACTCAGCAAGGCTTTGTACCGCCCTTTCCAGTTCGTTGAACATTTCTTCTATTGCGTCCATTCCATCGTTTACGCTCACGTATTTACCTCCTTCTATCAACTCCAAGGACCGAGATTAACGATGTACTCCAGTGCTTCTGCGTTGCCGATCACCTTGTAAGCATGATCGCCGCAATCCCAGCAATCAAAGCGCGCTAGCCATTTCTTTGTTTTCCATCCTGTGTGCTGCTTGGCTTGATCTCCTGTGAGATCCAGTTTGGGATTGTAGTAAAACAACGTCACTGTGTTATCTGTTGTTTCTTTACAATCCCAGCAGAAATGCCCTGCCCTTTCTTTGGCAGTCCAAGCATCCCCGTTTTGCAGTAACTTCATGTGTTCTTTCGCACTTGCAAAAGTTTTTGGCCTTCTTTTCGTGTTTTGTTCCTGCCTATCCAGACGGCCATGCTCAGGAAATAGCAGCCCCAATGCATCTGCATTGGGGAGCATACCTAGATGATAATCTTCACTTTCGTTGTAGCGTGCCGCTCCATCAAGTGCATCATCAAGGACGTAGAAAACGCCGTTCATGATACGACCAAGGACACGATCAAAAACGACATAGCCGTTACTGATTGGCAATACGGCATGACGCGCCTTTAAGAAGTTTGGTGTACCAGCGTTCTCTTGTGCTGGTTTCCATCCGGTCATCCTTAGTACCGTCTCTGCTATCTGCAAGGATTTTGAATTGACTTGCTGTGTCATGCTTCGTTCCCTTCTCTGAGATAAAGTGTTGCCTGGTTTTCGCCCTCTTGCGTCCACCGCTGCCAGAAGGTGTGCCAATCCTGCTGCATCAGTGCCGCGACGATGGCGTGGCAGTCAGCCTCAGAATCAGCATAGATGGCGATGGCACGCCTCAGTACTTCCCATTGCTTCTCGGTGAGCGAGGGGCAAGAAGCGGCAATGGCGAGGGGCGGCATCTCGCCACTAAGGATCTGCTGCATCACCACTGTTGCCGCCTGGTGCATGGCGGGCGTCGCGTGCGAGTAGAGGTCGAGCGTGACGGCGATACTACTGTGTCCTAACATCTCGCTCACCAGTTTGGGGTGCATCCCCGCTTCGAGCAAGAGCGTGGCGGCAGTGTGGCGCATGTCGTGAAAGCGAATCTCCGGTATGCCCGCCCGCTTAATAGCAGGCTTGAAGTACCGGGTGGTTGCGCTTTCCGGGCCAACGGGCGTTCCTAGCGTCGTCGTGAAGACTAAGCCATGCTCGTTATGCCAGCGGTCGCCCATCGCCTCGGCTTCCTCTTGCTGCCGCTCACAATGGCGTTGTAAGGCGTCAATCGCCAACGAGGTCAGACAAACGGTATGCGTGGACGCATGCGTCTTGGGCTGCTTCATCGTGAGCTTGCCCTTGATGCGCTGCAAGTTGCCCCGCACTTGAATCCATCCCCGTTCCAAATCGACGGTTGACCAGCGTAGACCAAAAAGTTCCCCTTCGCGCATGCCGGTTGAGAGTGCGAGAACAAACAAGGCTTCGTAACGGTCGCCCTTGATGACATCAAGAAACCGCCGCGCCTCATTGACGCTCCACGTTGTATGTTCCTTGCGGTCCTTGCGGGGTGCCTCAATCATGTCGGCGGGATTGCGTAGGAGCACGCCCTGCTTTACCGCTGCTTCAAGGGCGATGTGCAGGATGCGGTGAATATGATTCACTGTTGTTCCTGACAGCCCCTCTTTGAATCGCTGTGCATAGAGCTTTTGCAGATGCGCAGCGGTGAGTTTGCTTGGGGCAATGTCCATCAGTTCTTGGAAGTAGAGGCGAACACATTTGCGGTAGTTTTCCGCTGTTTTTCCTGGTCGGCTCTGTTCCTTGTTCGCCAGCCATACCTCAAAGAACTGCCGCAACGTGGTGAAGTCGTTACCGGGCATCATGCCCCGCTGGTGTTCCGCCTCAGCCAGCAGCGCCTTGATCTTGGCCTGGACGCCAGCGCGTGTGTCATCCCGAACGGTTCTGCGTTTGCCGTCTGGCATCGACACGCGCCCCATCCAACGCCCATCGGGTTGTTTCGTGTAGGTGCCTTCGTTGTTGCCTCTGCGACCGGCCATTAGAAGTCGCCCCCGGCGAGGCGGTCCAGTTCCTTTTGCGAGATGCGGCGCACACGCGGGCTGATTTGCTTGGCGCGAATGATGCCAATGGTGATCATGCGGCGCACCGTGTCTTGGCTGACTTTCAGGATAGTTGCCGCCTCTTTGACGGTGTAGAACTGCTCTTTACGTGCAGGTGGCAGCATAGCGATGCTTTGAAGTGCTGGTTGCATGGGTTTTTGTCCTTTCTGTTACGCTGTAATCACGTTGACCTGGCTACAGTATGCCATAACGACTAATACTTGTCAATAGGACATGATATATGGTATGGTGTAGGCAGAAAGGATCAGGACATGCTCTTAACAAGGCTTGAAGCGGCTGCGGGTAAGCAGGGCGGATGGATCATCGAATGTGACAACCCTATGTGGCTTGCGCGATTCCTGCGATCATTGCCGCCTACCGATGCACGCCCTTTTAGCTTCGGTGGCGTGTGGTGGGTATCTGATGAGACGCTGGAAATGTTTGAATTTCGCTGCGATAACTTTGCGACGATGTGCCGCAGTGTTGGGCGCGAACCATCAGTGCGCCAGAAAGAGCGAGAGCGCAACCGCCAGTATTGGCAGGAGCGTAGGCGTGATCAGCAAGAGCGTGAAGAACACGAACGCCAGCAGCGCGAAGCAGAAGAACGGATACGCCAGCAGAAGCGCGAACGCCAGCAGCGCAAGCCCGCGCCACCTCCGCCACGCGGCGTGATGAATCCCTATAGACTGCTGGGCATCAAGTCAGGGGCGACGCTACCGGAAATCAAGAAAGCCTATCGCGCCCTCGCCCTAAAGCATCATCCCGATCATGGGGGCGACATTGAACTGATGAAGCGAATCAACCTGGCCTACGAGAAACTGACGAAAGGACGAAGATGAAAGACAACCAATTTGCCCATGCGAATGTAGGGTGGGCGCTCTGCCCCAAGTGCGGCGGTCGTAAACGGTTTATCCACCACAAGGACTGTCGTTGCCCTACGTGCCAGCGAGAGTATACGTGGCAAGAAGTGATGCGAGATGGCCCACAGGGCAAACTTGCCTGTGGGCATGATTGGGGGGCGCTGCACCTCGAAAGCGAAGTGGTGTTTTGTCCTGAGTGTGGCGGAACGGGGTTACGAGGATGAAGGAGAACAATAGTCATGACGCCTGATCCTCGACAAACTCTTATTGAGCAAATCGCCCATTCCCGCGCCATCGACAACGACGCAGGATGGTGGGAATGCATGCACTGCGAAATGGACGGACCGCGCATCGAAGTCTTGGTCCAGTTCACGCCTTTGTCCCCTGCGAGGTTTCGTGGACGCCCCACCCATAACCTCAACTGCCCTGTCATACAATGCCGCTTGCTTCTAGGGTGGGATCTGGAAAAGGCGATGCGGTATGATTGGGAACACGACGACTAACCCCCAACCGTCGCGCCCTAGTGAGGCAAGGACGCCTTCGCCATGTCGAGTAGACTCATTGTCCATCGTGATCCAGAATCGTGCCTACAGCGCGTTACACGACTGCCCGTCCGTGTGCTGTGTAGGCAATATGCAGGAATTACCCCAAAACGCTGTTGACAGTAGCCAACGAAAAGTGGTAAGATGTGTCTAAGAAACATTAGTAATCTTTGCATAAACGGCGCGAAAGGAGGCTAGTGGTGGATAGTGAACTGACAACTCATTCGCTTGATGACATGATCGAGCAATGGGTTAGGGCAAAGTTCCAAATAACCAAAAGCGAAAGAACGGCAAAGGCATATATCGAAACACTGATACGGTTTCGCTCTTGGCTGCAACGCCATGATCTTGATTTGGATAGTCCAGCACAAGTTATTGTGCCAAAGGCTCTTGAATGGCTAGCGCAGTCACGGCATCCAAGTAAGAAGGAAGTTACCGCAGGTACATTCAATCAGCGTCGAGCCATTCTTTCCAGTTTCTACACCTACGCCATTCGTCAAGGCTACGCCATTGAAGTGAATCCAATGCTGCGCATCGATCCCATGCGTGGTGCTGCCCGTCGAGGAACGCAAGGTGTTTCAATTGAAACCGTCAGGCAAAATCTTCTTGCCATCAATCAGTCAACATTGGTGGGTTTGCGTGACTTTGCCCTTATAGAATTTGCAGCTATGACGGGCAAACGCGCACATGAGTTGATCGCACTCAACTTGGGCGATCTTCACGTTCAAAATGACGGCGTTCTCATTGCATGGGAAACACTGAAAGGTGGAGATAAGCAGGAGCGGTTATATGAGTACCCGCACGCGGCTAACCTCCTGCGCTATCTCATGGTACAGTATGGCCCCGAATGGCCCTCGCTCCCGAAGGGTACTCCGGTTTGGTCGTCACAATCCTTCAATACAGGAAAAGACGGCAAGCGCCTAACTCGCAATGGGTTGGCGTATATCTACGAACGCCGCATTGGAACGACGAAGGTTCATGACACGCGCCGCATATTCGCACAAACAGCGTTTCGTGTGGGCGCATCAGCACCACAGGTTCAGCAGCTTATGGGGCATCGCACTCTTGCGGCAACACAACGCTATGCAGAGGCAGAACAAACAGCCATCAACCCATTTGCTAACAAAATGGGAAAATTGCTCGGCTTAACTGCCGACGAACAGAAAGAGGATTAGGACATGAAAGTTATCAAATCGGGACTCATCGACTCTGAGGACACGCTTGTTCGACTTGGCATTATTGACTTCGGGCGTAACAATGATAAGTTATTTGATGGACCCCACAATGCGATTCGCTTGGTCAGCCTGTTTTGTGTGCAAACTATGTCATATACCGTGCTTGAACAAGACCTCGAACAATATGAAGCGCAACCGGGAATGCCAGATTGGCATCATGTAGGCGTTCATGAGGGTATCGGTCGCAGGTATTGGAATATGTTCAAGACTCATTTCCCTTCCAGCATTCTCAAATTTCATGATTCACCTGACTTCTCAGGAGAGTTGCGCGAACCTCATATGGATGTCGATTTTGCGGGAGATATAGGTACTGTTTCAGCAAGCGCATTTTTGGATAGTATCAGGCGAATGCTGCCCGGCGATCTATGGATTTCCGTAGGCGACAAGACGCAAGTGATCTTGGAGGCGCATTTATCTCACCCACTGCTATCTCGAAGGTATTCAACCAATTTTCTTGCTGAAAATGATCCCTTTCCTAATATGGCTAAGTCATGGAAGGATTTTGTCAATGACTATGGATACGATGTGAATTGGGGTGAGGAGGAATACGGGAAGATAAAGGATGCTTATCTTTCCCAAAGAGCGGATTTACGCAAGCGCATGAGAGCAGAAAACACCGATCCGTTTGCCATTCAAGCGGCAGATTTTGGGTTTTACTGGACGTTTATGCGCCGACTAAAAGAAAACAGTGTGCAAGCTGCCGCCCCGAATAATCCGCTGCGTAGCGAACTCCAACAACTTCGCGCACGTATGGCAGAAATTGAACGCCAACTAGCAGAGAAGGGCTAGGGCATTTTTCCAAGATTAGGGAATAGTGGGTGCTATGTCGGATACTTGACATAGCACCCTTTCCTTTGGCGGTGCGCGAAAAAGATAACGTGAAGGAGATGTACATGCAAAAGTGGGAATACCTCGTTATGACCGTTGGCCCGAACGATAAGTTGAATGTTCGGGCTATGGGTGAAATGGGGGCTGATGGATGGGAACTCGCAGGGATAATGCCTAACGTGAAACCATTTCAACAATCAGCCGGAACGATCAGTATCGGATCTCAACTTGGCACTGAAAACAAACTGATCTTTAAGCGTCCGGTTCAAGAAGGGGAATAAACACAAAAGCGGAGGGCGGGATCAGGTGATCCCGCCCTCCGCTTTGCCGAGGCTCCAACACACCCCACCTGCGCATGGTGGTTGCCTCTGCCGTGTGTCGGCGGCGCTGGCGCACCACACCTAGCTTATGCGATGCTCAACCGATGGGTGAATGGTACCGGCGGGGCCAGTCGGACTTGCACCTACTCTATCACTCGTGGAAAAGCGACGTGCTACTCTTACACTATCTAGCCCCATGTATGCCCCAGGCGCTATGTACTCCCCTTCGCTGGCTTGTCACTATTCGCTAGTGCAACAACCGGTAGTCGCGTTCGGACTGCATGCCGGTCCTCGGAGAGCCGTTCGTCATCACCAGAAGGGCATACGTTCCAGTGATGCAGTAGGCACTTCCATCATAGCATATCGCCTACATGTTGTCAACAACCTACACGAAAACGCCCACCCGCTCAACGTCTGCGCAGACCGGAGCGGATGGGCGTCTATCACAAGATGCAGCGGGAGACAAAACCTACTGCACGTGTTCAGTGTCGCATAGACCAGCGCGTGCGTCAAGCGCCATAGACAGAATGCCTAGTTAAATTGGCTGGCGGCATATTGCAGCGCGAGGTCCAGCAGGAACCGATCCTGTGAAGGCTGCAAGATAGCGAGCTCCAGTTGCACGCTATCGAACTGGTAGGTGAGTCCGGCGATAGTGACGGTCTGATTGATCTGCGCCCCCGGCGAGGCGTCCCACACGTCCACATCCCATACCGCCTGATCCCAAAGCGTATTTCCGGCATTGTGGTTGGGGTTCTCGATGCGGCAGGTTTGCCCCACCTGGATCGTTTCGATGTCGTAGCCCAGCCCGGAGGTGTCGCCCCGATTATCGACAATGGTGATCGTGCTGCGATATTGCACCACATCTTGCTCGGCCAGGGTGGCTTGCGCGTAGCGTGTGGCCGTCGCGGCGTCGATCAGGCGTGGCTCCACGATGACCAGCGTGCGCCGACCATAGATGCTCACATCCGCCGAGGTTGCCCGCGCCGTCACGCCCGTTCCCACCACATAGATATCATTCTTTAAGGTGGTGTAATCCTTCTCATATTGGGGCTGGTTGATGTGCTTGCCGACGATGAAGGTGTGCGTCGGTGTCGTCGCGGCCTGGGCGAAGGTGACGGTCTTGGTGGCGTGGTTGGTGCGCCAGAACCAATTTTGTGGCGCGATGGTGCGTACTGCCTCGAAGAACTCCGCGAGGCTTTGGTTGTGAAACTGCAACTGATAGGTTGCGCCACTGCTGGACGGGTTGGCGGGATCGAGGGTAAGCGGATTGGGATACGGGTTTCCTGTCACGGGATCGTTATTGCCGAAGGGCCAGTTAAACATGGTCACTGGATCAACATAGGTGCCAGGGCTGCCCGCCGTGCCGAAGTTCTGCGTGCCGATGAATTTGACATCGCCCAACACGGTATCGAAGGGCGTGAGGGTGATCTGGATCGTCTCGGTGTTGGATTCATCAATGGAGGGCATGTATTTGTCGATATAGCCCTGGTAGACCAGCCGCCCCGCCGTGAGGGTGGCGTTGTCATAGATCCAGAACTGCACCACGTTCCCGGCTTGCACGGTGCCGCGCCCTCGGTCGTCCCCAGCCTCATCGAAGTTATCAAAGGCGCGGGGCAGGGTGACGGTGATCTGATTGGTGACGGCATTGACGGCGAACTTGGGGGCGGAGGTGCCGCTACTATTGCTCTGATCGCCCAAGAGCGATGCGTCGCGCCACACATCGAGAAATTGCCCCGCCGCGTTATAGACCTTCACCACCTGCTGCTTGACGATCAAGCGTGGCGCAGGTGGCGTGGGAATCGTGACGAGGGGATAGACCCCTAAGAGAATCGACATCAGCTCACCCTAAATACCGATTGGTCCAGGACCAGTTCATCGTGACCAGTGGCGCGGATGCGGCGTTGCCCTGCAACTGCCAGGTCGAGGTTCCCGTATCTAGCACCGGAAAGACGCCGGAGAAATCATAGAGGGTCGCCGTCGAGCCATTCTTGTAGATCAGATAGCCGTTATTGGTGGAGAGCAGCGGATCGCAGACAATGGTCACGTAGTCCCCAGCGTTGAGCGTCAGGGCTGTAATCGACAGCACGGTATTATCCGTCTGATTGGTCAGCACGAGATTGGAGATCGCAGGAGTGCCAACATTGGTAATGGTGATGGTCGGGCGACTAAAGACCGTGCCGCCCCCGGTCACGGCAGTGGTGAAGGTGTACGGGTTGCTGCCCAAGCCAAAGAGCGTGGCGCTAGAACTGCTCGGCGCGGGCGCATACGCAAACGGCTGCTGACACTCGAAGTCGAGTTCCATTGCAACATACGACGGGTGGTTAATCACGCGCTTGCTGCTGACGCAATCGGCCACGAAATAGCGCCCATCGCCATGCAGCACCAGCGGTTGTTGTCGCTGGTAGAGGGCGAGGTCCAGCGTATCCAGCGCGGCTTCCAGCGCGGCGCGTGTCCCCGCCAGCGGCATCACGGCAACGGTGAGCTTGACCTTGCGATCATCCTGACTCTCGCCCGATTTCTTCATGCCTTCCATGCGGGCGATCTTGGTCATCACCTGCGTGATGTCCACCCAGGACAGATCCACCGCCTCCATGAAGAAGGTGAGGTTATCATGTAGCAGGAAGCCGCCATAGCTATAGGGGATCGTCATTAGTACGCCTTCCCTCCGCGTGCGCCATGCTCTTGGATGCGCCCCGCTGTCTTATTCAGTTCGCGGTAGATCCCGGCGACATTTTGCACCCCATGCACATGCACCGGCCCGGTGATGATGATGGGGCGCATCGCGCCGCTCCGTTCACGGCCCGCGCCAGCACCAACGCCTCCCATCAACGCTTCTCGAATCTGGCGGTTACTCACCACTGCGCCGGGATGGGACGAGAAGAACAACTCCGGCCCCTGCTCACCCACGATGCTGATCGCATTGCCAGGGTAGTGACCGCCTTGGGCGAAACCGAGTGCGCCATGCACCGGTCCTTGGAGTGGTCCGGGCAAGACCGTATTGACCAAGTTATCAATGATATTCTTGATCGTGACGAGGATCGCCCCCCACAAGCCTTTCAGTTTATCGGGAACGGTTTTCGTGAAAAAGTTGCCGACGCCATCGCCAAAGTCCGTCAGCTTCTTCATCATTTCCATGAGGGCGTTGACGATCCAAGCGACCAGCCGGGTACGCAGATCATTCAATTTGCCGCTGATGTTGCCCCATATGCCGCCCACATACTTGCCGAAGTCCTCGGCCATCTCAATGACGTGGCCGATCACGCCCATTTTCATCAAGTCGGCGTGGTGCTTCGCCTCCGCCGCCAGTTCCTTCATGTGGGCAATGACTTTGAGCTTTTGCTCTTGCGCCTTTTTGATGGTCTGTTCCGCAGTGGCCTCAGCAGCGGTGATTTGCGCGATCTGCATTTCCAGCGCATGCCGTTTGACGGGATCTTTGGTTTCCGCCAACTCGCGGATCAGTCCCTCTTTCTGCATCCGCATATGCAGGATCACGCCCTCTGCCGACTTCTGCGCCGCGTTGATCTGATGCAGTTTCATTTCGTCGGCATGCATGCCCGCAGCAAGCGCGGCCTTCTTCGTGTCACCGGAGATGATGCCCAACAGCGCATGAAAGCCCTTGCCCACCGATTGCACCAGATGCACCACTGCCATAATCATGGCGAACTCTAAGGACAGGATGGCATGCAAAATGCTCGTGGGCAGTGTCCACAGAAAGAACTTTGCCACGTTGCCTAACAGGCTGAGTAGTGGCCCGGTGATGAGATTCCACAGACCAGCAAAAAAGCCGAGCAGGATGCCGCCCAGCATTTGCAGCAGTCCCTTCAAAATTTGCAGAATGCCGTCCCACACGCCGTGCAGCAGTTTACCGAGATCCTTCCATGCCAGCCCCCACTTGCCCCCCAAGAGATCCAGGCCGATCAGGATGATGCCAGAGACAATTGACCAGGCAACCTTAATGACGCCAGCGATCACATTCCAGACGCCCTTAAAGACCAACTCGATCCCAGGCCACATTGCCGCCCACAGATGGGCGAACAACATGATGCCGTTGTAGACCAGTGATCCCGGACCAAATGCCGGACCCAGGCGGGATTCGACCTGATGCACAAAATCATTGATCGCTTTTTCGGCTTGCTTCAACTGCCCCCCGAAAAAGTTCATCAGCATATGGATGAAGGGCATGATCTTGTCTTTGTTCATCACCAGGACGGCGATCAGTCCTGCGATGGCCCCCACCAGCAAGAGGATGGGGCCAGCCGCAGCCGCGATGCCCAGGAGGGCCGGGCCCATACCCGCCAGCATTGGGCCGATGCCTGCCACCAGCATGCCCATGATGCCGCCGCCACCACCCGCTGCTCCTGCTGCGCCACCGGCAGCGGCACCACCACCACCCAAGAGTTGTGTAAGCATGGTGCTGATGCCACCACCACCTGCCCCGCCGCCGCCGCCGAATAGTCCCCCCAACATGCCTGTGCTGCCACTACCCGCCGCTGATCCGCCCCCCAATACACTGGATGGGAACCAGTTAAAGACACTGCTATAGGGGTTGTTGCCGCGCAACATAGTCGGGCTTGTTCCTGATCCACCACCAAGGAGTGTTTGTGGAAGGAGCGTTCGCAAGAGGGTCGGATATTGCAGTGTCCGCAAGAGGGTTCCCGATCCGCGTATCGCGGTAAGATCCTCTAATCCCGCGCCCGCATTGCCCCCATTTAAGAGCGTGTTTGGTAACAGCGTGCGCAACCATGTTGCCGGTTGAAAGGTTCGTAAGAGTGTATTCGGCAACAGCGATTGTGCTTCGTCCTCCACACCACCCGCTGCGCCACGTAACATCGTTCCCGGCAAGAGGGTACGGAGCCATGTAGGCGTAAGAAGGGTGCGTAGTGCAGTGGGTGTACCGCCTAACGTTGTGGGTGTCCCAAAGGCCGCGAAGGGACTGGTCCCAAAAGGATACGCTACGCCTGTTGGGGGACGGGGATAGAATGCCGTGTTCGGGAGATAGGGCGTGCCACCTGCTGCGCCACCACCCAGGATTTGCGTAAGCATGGTGCTGATGCCACCGCCACCAGCGCCACCACCAAAGAATCCCCCACCACCTGCGCCTCCGAAGGGGGGCGGGGGTGCGCCAGCGGGACCACCGCCGTAAGGACTACCACCACCCGCCCAAGGAAATGGCGGCATCCAGGGGCCACCCGCGCCACCTGCGCCGGGTGCGCCATGCCCTAGCGGGCCAAACAGATTCCATAAATTGCCAAGCAGCCCCATCCCGCCGCGTCCCGCCGCACCTAATCCCCCCGCATAGGCGTTATATGCACCGCCGAGCAATGGCCCCGCCAACGCGCCGGGGGTCAGTGCGCCGTGATGCTGTAGCGCCCAATTCCAGAAGGCGTTTTGTCCCGCTTGTGCCGGGCCTTGCAGCATGCCGCCAATCATGCCCAGCGGACCACCGGACAGGAATCCCCGACCAACGCCCATCACGCCGCCTGCGAGGCCACCCAGCAGTTTGCCACCGACCTGTGCGCCAATCACGGCCAGCAGGATATGCAAGATGTCTTTGTGCTGGCCCAGCCAATGCAGCGCGTCGCCGATCTCGTGGAAGCCCTTGCCGATGTCATGGAGAATCGCCCTCGCCTGTGACCCTTGCAGCCACGTGATGAAGCCGTTGAACTTGCCCAGCAGCCATTCCGCAACGGTTTTCCCAAAGGCAATGATCTGATCGCGGTGTGATTCGATATAGCCGATCAGGCGATTCAGCGCGTCCATGAACTTGCTGATCATCGACGTGGGATCAGCGGCATTGCCGACAATGGCGGTAACAACACTGGTCCAGAAATCATGCATGCGTGTGGCGGCACCCTGCGGCGTGAGCATGGATTGCTTCTCGCCCTGCCCTGCGAAGGCGGGAGATAGGCCGATTTGCTCCAAGGCATTGAGGACCGCGCCGGGGTTCTCAATGGTTTTGCCGCCGCGCCCGCCAAACTTGACACCGTACTTTTGGAGCAGTTGCGGGCTGATGCCCAGCGCCGCCAACTGCCGTTCCAGGCCAACGGTGTTGCCCGATTCGGCTTTCTCGAAGATGCTGAGGATGCTGTTATACGCAGCGGTGGGATCTTTGCCATTGATCAACTGCGCATTGACCATGAGGTTGCTGATCACATCGAGTAGGTTGCCGCCGCCGAGGTTCTTCGTGGGGTCTTGCCCATAGGCCATGCCCTGCGTGATCACGCCCCACAACTGCTGAATGGTCATCTGGCTATTGGGCGCGTAGCCCTGGCCGAAGTTCACGCCGTCATAGGTGCCGCCGGTCAACCACGCCTGTAGCGCGTTCTCGCCTTCAATCGCGCCTTTCGCCGTGTTCGGATCGATGCCAAGTTTCTTGAAGAGCGCAATGATCTGATCAGTTGGTGGTGAGCCATACGGCGCTGCTCCACCCGATCCGCCGCCCGTCGAGATGAGATGTGACCGCTCCTCGTTGATGCGCTGCACCTGCTCGGCGTATTGCTGATCCTCTTTGGCAAGATGCGCTTTGAGCTTGGCTTCTTCTTCTTTGTAGTGGCGTTCGAGGTTCGATTCTTCTTCGTCATAATGCTTTTTGAGATAGGCGAGTTGCTCTTTATATTGCGCTTGCTCTTTGGTCAACCGATCTTGGAGGCGCTGCAAGGCGAGTTGATGACTGTCGTACCCCTTCTTGTCGAGGTACTGATACATCGGTTCAATGGTGTTCTGGATATATTTCTGATAGGACGCATTCTCTGCCGTCAGTTGATTTTCCAGGGACTTGGCTTGATCGGCATGCCCGGTGGAAACCAGTGCGTCGATCTGTTGTTCCAGCGCCGTTGTTAACTGCTGATGCTGCATAGCGCGAGGATCGCCCAGCGCGACCAGGCGCTTATCAATCTGATCCTCATACGATGCGGTCAGTTGTTGCTCTTGGTCCTGGATCTGCTGCATCGCATACTGATGGCTCTCCACCAGCTTTTGCAGCGATTCATCATAACTCTCGGTGCGCTGCGCGATGGACTCTTTGGTGTTCTCGGTCAGATCGGCTTCCTGTTGCTTGATCTGCGCCACCATGTCCGCGTGCGCCCGCGCCGCGTCCTGCGCCCGTTCCCCTAACTGCTGCAACTGATAGGCAAGGTTACTGGCCGATGAACCCGCCGCGCCCATTGATGAACTGCTATCGTCCATCGTGCCGGAGAGTGCGCCGAAGTTCTGGATGAGCGATCCGAGTCCTGCTGTCATGGTGGCCCATTGCGACGCGATGCTGGCGAAGCTGGAAACCACGCTGGATGCCGCGCTTTCCAGTTCCCCGAACGCCGCCATCATGGCATCGACGCCCGCGACGACACCAGCCACCTGGGCATCAAAGGAAAAGACCACATTGGACATAGGACGCCTCATAGCAGAAAACGCCCGCACCCCCTGAACAGAGATGCGGGCGTGAGCGTGAAGTGGGGGCTACTCTTCGTGGGTGAAGATGTGGCCGCTGGCAATTAGCGAATCAATGATGGGGTCCAGTTCCCGCGTCACCAGGAACCGTTCGCCCCGTTTAATGCGCAGCAGGAGTGTATCGCTTGGTCCGTCATACGTCACCACCGTATGCTTCGTGCAAGCAACAGGAGGTTCGGCGGTAACAGGTTCCGCAGCCGCAGTAGGTTCCGCCTCCGGTGTGATGGCGGGCGCAGGGACCGGGACCGGGGGCGGTTCATCCATCGGTGCCGATAACGGGTTCATCGGAGCCGTTTCCGCCTCCGCCCCCTCCGGCGTCGCTTCCGGCTGCGTTAGCAGTTCTTCGTCGTTCATGGAATCTTCTTTCAAGGGACCGTTTGAGTTCGTGGAGATCGCGCTTGGGGAGGACGCTGGTGAGTCCGGCAACATCGGTGACGGCGTTGGGGTTTCTGATCCACGCGGCGTCGCTATCGTCGTCTTCTTGGGCATCGCTGAGTTCCCCCACCATCTGATCGTAGAGTTCCATCCCCTTTTCGGGATCGTTGAACAACACCCCGGAGAGCATCGCCGCTTGCAGTTGCAGCCGCGCATTGAGGCGCGTCCGCGTGAGCTCATCGCGGGCATGCACTTCCAGGGCGTAGTTCATCCAATACGGGGAATGGTTGAGGCATTCATGCTCTGCGTAGCCATAGGTGCGCAGATCCGCCATCTGGCGCTCTAGTTGCTCGTAGAATCCAAGGTCGTGGAGGTTTCGGCTGGCGCTGGTTCTTGCATACGGTAGATAGTCGCCAGCCGTTGCAAGTTTTTTGCGAGGCTTGGCAAGTGATTGGATTGCAGGAAATAGGTCAACGCTTCAATCAGCCAGTCCAGGGCGAAATGCTTGCGCACGAAATCGAGGGTGATGCGGGTATCCGTGTCCCGATCCAGGATCAGACGCGCCACATCTTCAATCTGGCGCTCGGAAAGGGTGCTGAGGACATCCAGCACGATCCCCATTTGATCGGTGCCATAGCCTGATTCATCGGCAAGTTGCGTCATGCGGATCTGCATGACCTGCGCTTCTTCGAGATCGGCGGCACTGATGCCCAACTGCTGCGCTAACCCCTCGCGGAACGTCAGATCCTCGGCGTCGCGTTTGGCGTGCATCGTGATCTCGGCGTTGCGCTGCGCAGCCCGCACGCGCCACCCCAGCAGGATATCTACCACGAGGTTCTTGGCGCAAAACAACTGATGCACGGTGACGGGGCCAATGGGGAACTCTTTGCCGCCCACAACCACGCGGGGCAGGGCGGCAGTTTCGGCAGTCTTTGCCATGACGACTCTTTCTAGCAGCCTCTAATACTGCTCGTACACATAACCCAACTGCTGACCGGCAGCCTGGGAGGGATCAGCGAGACAATCAAACTCGACCTTGTATTCAGTGTCCTTGTCGCGGGCGAAGTTCAGCGACGCGCCCTTGGACGAGTAGACCTTGTTGAGATGCACCACAACATTGTTGGTGGTATTGTCGTTTTTCGGCACCGTCGCGTCGAAGGTGAAGATCGGCGTGTAGACACGGCCACCGAAGGTGAACTGGTCTTTGTTGGGGGAACCGCCTGTGGTGGTCACGTCGCCCAGCCCAAAGACGCCATACGCCGCTGAAACGAGTGCCATCTGCACCTGATAGATGGTGGTTTCGATGCTGCATTCTTCCTCAGATTTGAATGCCGCAACGGGCGCAAGCGCCTGGTCGCATTTGAGCGCCATGTACTTCGGGTTGTATTTGAGGATCATGCCGCCTTTCGATGCCCCCAGGTCTTGCGACCCCAAGAGCATTTGCGACGCGGCCCCCATGCGGAGTTTCGCGGGTGCAATAGCCATGAGTGTTTCTCCTTACCTTGGCCCGTTGCGGAGCCATTCTTCATCAGACATGTTCGCCAGAGACGGATCGTGCGCTTCGGGCAAGTCACTTTCGCGCAGCCCCAAGGTATTGAGGCGGTCGCCGCGTATGCCCTTGATCCAGTCATGGTAGGGCAGATCGGTTCTCGTGGGGCTGTAGGCATCGTAGGCCGTTGCTAGCCACTGGCCCTGGTCGATGCCCCCTTGCAGAAATTCCGTCGCCTCTTGCGCCTCCAAGAGTGTGTGGCAGCGCACGACACACCCATTGCTGGTCACGCGCTCCCAATGCTGCGGAATCTCCCGCGCAATGAGGCCAGCGGGGGTACGCAGTGCGCGAGTGGGGAGCAGCACCAAGAGGCAATAGGCGTTGGTCTTGGTGATTGGCGCGGCTTGCACCCGCGCCGGGAGGATGAGCAGCGATCCCATCAGTGGTCCCCTTCTAGGCCGCGATCACCCGGACGGGTTTCAGGCGGAATTTCACGATGTCGGCGTTGGTCGCGCTGCCGGTGGTGACGGCGATGCTTTGGATGGAGGCGACATTCGGCCCCGGATTGGGTGTGGGAGTCAGCACCGTGTTGACGGTTGTCCCGCTGGGAACCGCGACGGTGAAGGTCTGCCCGGCCACGCCCAGGTTATTGGTGTAGGTGACGGTGATGGTATAGGTCGATGCGCCGATAGTGCCACCGGCATACGCTTCGACCGTGCCGCCCCCCGGTGCGGTAATGCCACCAGACTTGACGGCGAGGGACGCCGTTCCTGCCGTCAGGTTGCCGGTGCTGGCTCCGGTCGCTGTCCACACGTTGAGTGTGTCCACATTCGCGTGGGTGAAGATTTGGGCGCTGGGGATCGGCGCGGGAACGGATGTGCCGTAGCGCCGTGCGAACGCGCCGGATGCGACGTTGAGGCAGAACTGATTGAAGGCATCCGCAAAATACTGATCAACCACCAGCGTATTGTTCAATAGGTAGTTCGCCAGTCCAGTGTTTGCGGAAACCTGACTGCATACGAAGTCCAGCGCATCCAGAATAAAGCCGGGCCCCTTTTGCAGCAACGTAGTATAGGTGATGGTCGAAAGCCAGGTAATGAGATTGCCACTCGCCAAATTGGCTAAGGCGCTGGTACGCTGTTCAATCGTGTAGGCGGATTCCAGCACACTTTGCGCCAGGGAATCGGTGAATGACTGGATGCGCGTGACTTCGGTGGCATAGTCGGTGTTGATGCCGGTAATGTTCGCTGGCAGCAGCGCCAGGGCATCGGTGATGGTCTGGGCAATGTTGTCACACATCGTGTTGCATTGCGTGGTGGTAAATGTCGCCATGCTTGCTACTCCTGCGAGGTACTGATTTTTCGCCGCAACGACGGCCAGCAGCGCCGTGTCGGTGGTGTTGAGTGCGCCAACGGTGGGGTCCGTCTGCGTAATACCGGCGTCGATGCCGAAATTCACATCGGGAAATCCGGGGTTGTCATAGTTCCACAGCAATGCGCCGCCATAATGCTGCAAACTATTGGTGGGGAAGATCTGCGTGAATAGGTCGCTAAAGAAGGCGCTACGCGGGTAGAATGGCACACCCTGGTTGGTGAGGGTGTTGCGTTTATCGATGCCGATTTCCCCGACTACCAATGGCTTGCCCATCGTTTGCGCCCATCCCAGGTATTGCTTCAATTGCGCCTGATAGGCGGCAGCGGAGGGCCAGATGAGCGTGCAATCCGCTACGCCATGTCCAGAACTGTTATAGCCGTTGGCGGCGTACAGGTGGAAGTCGGCGTAGTCGATGGTGGCGATGCTGTGCTGTGTCAGGAAATCCTCGCCATAGTACGTGCCATTGTGGACCGGATCAGTGTTGATATAGTCATACGCCTGATTGATGCTGCCGGTACCAAGGAGGTGGTTGCTATCAATCCCCTTGATGAAGGCGCTGATCGTGGTCCACCAGCTCGTCATGGTCGCCAGGCGCGTAGAACTCAGCGTATTGGGGTTCGTATCGGTGCCCGCATTGTTGTTCTGTGTGTAGCGGAACTCGTTACCAACCTCCCAGGCAAAGATCGTGGGATCGTTCTTGTAGGCGATGCCCGACACCGTGTTCGTGCGATTGAGGATCTTGGTCAGGAACGCCTCGAACAAGGTGATGATGCCCGCCGTGTCGTGGAAATTGTCGCCAAAGGTGGTGTCTAAGCTGGTCGAGTTGGCATGGTTCCAGTATTTGACATAGGTAGGCTTGCCGCCGAAATCGTCATAGTTGTTGCACAGCGTCAGGATCAGCTTCATGCCGATGCTGGCGGCGTTGGCAATCGCATTGTCCAGAAAGACAAAGGCCGACTCGTTCCACGATCCGCCATTCAAGCCATATTGCATCAGCCCTGCTTGTGGGCTGGCGTTGAAAGCGTTGCCATAGGCCCAGGTGCGAACGACGGTTGCGCCATATCGCTGCATCTCTTGGAGGCGCGAGAGTTGCAGCGAGGAACTATTGGTTCCGGTCACGCCCAGATCATAGGCGTTGAAGCCGATAAACGGGAAACGCTGACTATTCAGCCAAAATTGGCCGTTGATGGCGCGAACGAATGCCATAGGAACCTCACGAACGCAATTCTTTGGTGTACACCACAAAGATCGCGTGATAGGGAATGACGACGCTCGGCAACTGCATCCCTGGCATGAGCGTTTTGGCGAAGGCGACGGTGGACGCGCCGACTGCGCGCGGGATGCCGCCGAAGATATACTGGTTGCGCTCGATGAGTTTCTTGGCTGCCGCCATTAGTCGCCCGGTGGTCATTTCCGCATCTTCGGGCAACTTGGCATTGCCAAAGATGCTGAGGCCGATCTGATGCTGGCCGCTCACGAAATCGAACTCCTGGTCCTTTTCGGGATACTCCGAGGTCAGATGATAGACATACGCGACCGGGTAGGTGCCACCCGGTTTGCGCGGTGGTTCGCTCATCTCCACCCGTTTGAACGGTTCCAGCACCAGGGGATGATCGAGTTTGAGTGGCGTCACCACGCCGTTGAGATCCTTGGCATTGACCATGACGCCAGAGCGAAAATCTTGCTCATAGGCGTCCAGTTCCGCCTTCATGGCGGGGGACAGCAGCAGGTTCTTGGTGATTTCGATGATTTGCGTATACATTAGGACACCGTTCCTACGCCGACTGCGGCAGTCATGCCATAGGCGGCGGAATTGATGAGCGGAGCCACCTGCGCCAAGATCTCATCCAGGGCTTCTTGTTCCCAAGGATTCGCCACCTGCCCGCGCACCGAGGTAAAAGCGTAGCGTCCGCCTGGGCCTTGGGGGAGTGGTCCCTTGCGCCAGCGATCCGCGCCAAAGACCAGGGCGCGGGCGTTGATGGGATAGATGCGCCCGGTGCCATTGCTGGCCGTGCCTTCGCGCAAGAAGATCAGCACGGCCTCATCTTCGGGGCGCGTGACGACAGCAAAGCCAACCTCGGAACCAAATTCTTCCAGGTGCAGCCCCGCCGCGAAGTCCCCGCTATCTTTGGGCGCATGTTCCTGAGCGATCAGTACAGCGGTATGCCCCGCCTGGAGCATAATACCGGCAGCACGCAGTAGTGCAATGGGATCATCCCAGCGGGCGAACTGCCCTAGGAAGTTGCGCAACTGTGAGACATCAACGGTAAACGATATGCCACTCATTAGCCGTTCACCCAGCCGCGCACGCCGACACCGGAAATGCTGCCGATAGACGTGCCGCCCTTCTTGGTTTCCGTCTTGACACCCTTGGACATCTTGATTTTCTTGCGATGGGCATTGTGTGCCGCCGTCTTGTTCTTATTGCCATAGGCAGACTTGCCCCATCCCGTCTCGCCGGGTTTACGCCGCATGTGTCGCCTCCTAGTCAATCACGATGTACGTGAATCCATAGACGGTGTTGCCCTGACTCGCCGTAGGCGCGGTCTGGCAGGACACGGTAAAGTCGGTAGTGGTGGTGAGCGAGGGGTTCAGGTAGATCCCCAAGGCAATCGTTGCGCCGGTTGCCTCGTGGATCACGACTTTGGGCGCAGCGGTGAAGGCGTGGGCAAAGGTGATCTTGATCAGTGCTGCCGCTGATGGGCTGGTGCCAGTGCCAAAGGTGACGAATCCCCGCATGGATGATCCGGTCAGCACCGCAGCGGGCGGGCTGGTCCCCGCGCCCGTTTGCATCGCCGCCGAGCAGTTCGCGGTTTCCTGATGCCGCACACGCCCCCATGCATCCACAATGAAACCGGGATTATCACTGCTATCATGGGCTTCAATGAGGTTATTGGTTTGCCCGCCGAAGTAGCCCCTGGTGGTCAGCGGCACTTGATCCGCTGGCGGCACGACATTGACCTTGCCGACGAACTGATAGCGCGAGTTCGCACTTGGCCCCGCGTCGGCATGCTCGAAGTAGGCCAAGCGATTGAATCCGCTCGGCGTGCCGCCGATGCCGGTAGGCGACGTGGAGCGATAATTATGAATCTCCACATCGTTGTTGTCGCCCGCGTTCGTATAGTCGATGGCGAATCCACTAAAGCCATCGCACCGAGCGCGGATGCGACAGGAGGTGGTGCCGTCACTGGCAAGACCCAGGACGATGCCACTGGATGCCACGCCCGCGCCGAAAAACCAGCAATCATCAATCTGGACGAAGCCCGCACGAATCAGGCATTGCGCGATGGTCGCGCCCTCGCCGAGGCAGCCGACCATCTTTACGGTGGTGTTGCAGTAATACTGGTAGCCTACCGCTCCGCCCCAACAGTGTGTGCCGACGATGATAAGCCCCGTTGCCGCAGCGCCAGCGGCATAGATGCCATAGTTCGCGTTGGTCGTGCCATTGAGGAAGACCTGGCCGTTGACCATGACGCTATCATGGGGGCCATTCCAGTTGATCCCATGCCCGCCGCAGTCATGTATTTTAAAATTATTGACATGCGCTTCCATCGAGTCAACGCCAGGACTGCTGCTCGACGTGGACCACTCCGAATAGATGCCATGTGAGGCCATATTGCGAATGCGCAGGTTTTCCAACAAGAAGCCATAGCCATAGATGCTCATGCCGCGCCCGCTGGTATTGCCCGCTTTATTGCCGTCCAGCGTCAGATCGCGGATGGCGAAGTTCGACACGCCACCAGTGGTGTTGCCCCCAACCAACGTGTCAAAGTTATTGCTTTTAATCATGTCGCAATTGCTGCCAGATTTCAGTTTGATGACCGTATTGCCATAGCCTGTCCCCGCCAGTTCCACATTGTTATATTTGGGCAGGGAGGCGCTAGTGATATAGGGGGTGGTTTGCCCGCGCCCTGGCACCAGCACACGCCCGCCCCCTGCGGCATTGGCCGCACTGAGTGCATTGAGAAACGGCGTCGTATCATCATGGCTGCCATCGCCCTGCGCCTGGAAGTCGCGCACATTGTAATCGCGCTGGGAGACTTGTTGTACCAGCAGTCCGGTGTTGGGCATCTTACACTCTCCCGATCAAGACAATCGGCGTCGCGCCAGTATTGACATTCTGTGCGGCAACCGTAAAGAGATGCACCACTGTCACCGGCCAGTCCCACCACACCTGAGCGCCGGGGACCAGCAGAAAGGTGCTGGCGCTGGCGGCAGCATCAAGGTTGTAAAAGACATTCGCGCCGGTGTTGTTCTGGATCGTCCAATGGTTGACGGTCGCGCCAAAGGTTGCCGAGGTGTCGGTGTTTGCCACCGTCACATTGCTTGGCACCGTGACGGTGGTATTCGCCCCAGCGGTGATGTTCGTCTGTTGCACCAGCATTGGCGCGACGGGTTGCCCCGCGTTGCTGACCACCGTTCCGGCCTGGAACGCCACGAACTGCTGCCCCGCCACGTCGAACAGCCCTTGAAAGGCAACTGTCTGCCCATTACCATTACCCAGCGGCAGCGGCGCGGTATACGTGTTTGTTGTCATACGTCCATCCTTACCACTGCTGCTTGTTCATCTGAAACTGCGCCTGTTTCGGTTTGCCATCACTATTGGGGAGCAAGTTACCGGATGCATAATAAGCAACGCGATTGACGGTGGTAGCCCATCCCGCCGAGATACACCCCATTGCCACGAGGTTAATGTCCCCGCGTTCGAGCATGCCCATCATCGCATCGTAGCTGTTTTGCAATGCCGCCGAGCGTTTGCCCAGATCTTCTTCACCCGACTCGAACCGCGTGTGTTCCACGAACGCTGCCGCGCCGAGGGCGCACGTCTCTTGCAGGAGCGGCATGATCGCCGCCCCGGCTGGCGGAGGCACTATCACACCCGCTTTGAGCAACACGGCGTCAATTTCCCGGCTGATATAGACGAGGAATTGATGCACCTGGCGCATGTTCACCGCGTCATCGGCTTCAATCCGCATCGACACGAAGTGGGATTGCACCGCCTGGATGTCCGCGTAGACACCGTTGTTGGGCGACGTAAAGATCGTGTCGCTCACGCTATAGGGATAGGACATGGGTGCCTCCTAGTAGACGCAGCGCACGATGAAGAAGCGCGAGAGGGTTTGGAATGGGGCTGAGGGGGCGCTATTCCAGGTGATGGTGACGCGATAGCCATAGCCCACCGTGAAGGCATGTAAGGTGATGGTCAGGATGTTGCCCGCAAGGGACGGCGTTCCACTGACGGTTGTGCTGGTGAGGTCCGTCCACAGATCCTCGCAGTCCAGCGGCCCGCCCATGACCTTGATCACCTGGCCGTTGATGCTGCCCCCGGCAAGATAACTGGTCAGATCGACGGTCTGGATCACCTGCATGGCGCTATTGGCCTCGATGGCCGAGAAGGGCAGTTCGAGCAGTGAACGAGTCCAAGGCATTACTGACTCCTCAGCACGACACCAACCGTGATCAGACCACTTGTCGGCTGAACCGTGAATGCCACGCGGAAACTGACGTAGGGATAGGCGTGCTGGAGATTGGCAAGAGTGCTAAACGTTGTCCAGTTCTTCGTGAGCGTATTGACCGACTGCCCCGCGCCCTGTGACTGCATATCGGAGGTGAGTCCCGTAAAACTTGCCAGCATCGTGACCGTTGCGGTCTGATCGGTTTGGTTATTGACATAGAGCAGCTTGGGACCGGAGAATTGCCGACAGTCCACCAGAATAAAGTTCGCTGCATCCGTTGACGGATCGTGGTTGGCTGTGTCTCGAATTGCCACGCCCGCTGGAGGGGTGATGTAGAATGGAGCGGCCAGTGTTGATGCAATGGCGGCTAAATCGTTCGGTGGCGCGTATCGCGTGTCCAGTGGGTTTGCGAGGGTAATCATGATGAACTCCTAGCAGCTTCGCGCCGTAATATAGGTGGTGACGCTGCCGCTGGATGGGGTACTCTGTGCGATCACCCGCACACTGAGGTAGCCCAACGGGTCCATCAACTGCGGCCACGTCTGCGGATCGATGATCTGCGTGGTGGCAGCCTTGACGAGCATCGGTGGGCCAAAGGCTACCGGATCAATCGTGGTGAGTGGCGTTCCCATCAACTGTATGCTGATGTCGGCATTCAAGCCATTGACGACAAAGACGAGGCGATAGCCACCTAGCAGCGTGCAGTTCGCAACCGCGACGCCCGCATTGGAGGTGGGGTCATAGGTGGCGGTGTCGCGGATCGCCAGTGCAGCGATCACCTGCTGCACCACCACTTTGGCCTGAGAGACATCGCCGGGATCGGTGCCGACGAGGATGGTTCCAAGGATGGACATAGCGACCTCCTAGCGACGCGGCTAGGCGTCGTCCCCTTCTTCGTCCGTAGGCTGGGGATCATCCACTGGACCTGTGTGTTCCTCGGCCTCAGCGATGTTCGCCAGGCGTGCCGCTTCGGCGGTATCCTGGGTGCGGGCCTCGTGCGCTTCCAGGCGTGCGCGTTGCTCTGGCGTCAGGTTCAGGAACCGCTTCCAGATGTCCGACATTTCGGTTTTTGTGAGGCCGCGCATGCCCAACTGGCGTTGCGCATATGCCTGTTGTTCGAGGATTTCCTGCGCATCCGGGCCTTCGAGCCAACCGCCCTTGCGCAGTTCTTTGATTTGTTCGTCGCTGACTTCTGGGCCAAAGGTGATGCTATCGCCCTTCTGGTAGAGTTGATGATTGAGGTTGATGGGCTGCACCACCAGATGTGTGCGCTTGATACGAGCCATAGCGGAGTTCCTTTCTAGTGGCCGAGGGTGATATTGGCCGTGCGGCTCGCCGCGTCGGCTTTGAGATAGATATTCGTCGCATCCGGCGCAGCCGATTGCTGAATATTCCCTGCCGAGGTCATGACAATGCCATAGATGACGGGGGTATAGGTCAGTCCGTGCGCCACTGCGACCTGAACGGTGCCGATTGCCCCGCTGGCAAGCAGTGTGTGCAATGGCGCTGGGGTCGGCACCGCGCCGCCAAAGGTGGGCGCGGTTTGCCCTGTCGCCGCTTCCAGGGCTTCAAAGCGGCGTTCCAGGTAGGATGGCTCACTATTCGCCTGAGTATTCGGCATGGGGTGTTCCTCCTACGCGATACAGGTGCCAAAGAGGTAGCCGCTCAGGGGGGCAACCGTCTTAATGACGTAGGTGATGCTGACCTCAACGTAGGTGCCTTTGCGTTCTTCGCTGCGATAGGTGCGCGTCGCAAAGCCCGTCGCGCCCGTTGTGCTATCGGGTGCCGCGAACATATAGGCCAGCGAAACACTTTTGAGGGTGGGCGTCGGGTTCAGGTACATCACAATCGCGTTCTTGCCCCAAATGGAGGCACCAGAGAAGGCGCGACCTTCGACGGCGCTATCGTAGACGGAACTCGGTTCAATGACGCGCAAGCCCCGCACGATACCCGGCAAGCCGCTCTCATTCAAGCTCTTCGGGTCGGTGTACTTGATGAGATCCTTGATCTGCGGATGGTCCGCCAGCACCAGGGACACATCGTAGGGCGAGACAAAGGTGTTGGCGCGTTTCATCACGCCGAAGCGCACGCCGACCTTGGCGGCTTTCAGGTTGGTGAGCGGCGTCGAGTTGGCGTAGTCACTCCACTGCGCCGTTCCCGCCAGCGCCGTGTTCTGCGTCAGGTTGGCGGTGTTGGTGACGTAGGTGGCGATCTCATATTCAATCGCGGCTTGGATGTTATCGGTGATCATCTGCGTGGCGTCGATCTGCTCGTTGAGGGGCGCGTCCTGCTCCATCTCGTTATCATCGAGGATCAGGTGGCGCTCGGTGCGCTCTTGGGCCATGAACGAGCTCGTGGTCAGCGTATAGTTGAAATCGTTCGCAAGGCCACTCGGCATGCGGCGCAGATCGCGGTAGCGGAAGTTTTCTTTCCCGTACACGAACCACACGTCGCTGCGCTTTTTGACGGGGACCATCGGCACGACCTGATTTCCCACGTACTCCTCGTTCAGGAACGCTTGGGAGAAATTGGTCAATGCCTGGTCGATATGGATCTGTGTTGCCTGGGGTGACGGCATGGGTCACGCTCCTTTCCGTTAGTAGGACACGCCAGGGGTGAGGCGCACATAGACGATATCGCCATCCGCCGACGACTCGGTGACGGCAAAGCCCACGATGGGGAAGGGCTGCGATCCCGCCGCCGTTTGCGTGGAGGCTTGCACCGTATAGACGGTAATAGCTGCGGAATAGCCCGCTGGGGTGATGCTGATGGTGGGACCGCACTTGACGGCGTTCCCGGCGTGGATCGTGCCTTTGGCGTAGCAGCGTGCAACGCCATATTCCTGCACGCCCATGACGGTGATGTTCGCCGCTTCGGCCTCACTGCTGGGTACCGAGGGGCCAGCATCCACCTCAGCGATGCCGACAATGACATCCGCCGCTGTGCCAGCGGGATTGGTCACCATGTAGGGGTTGCCCGATCCTTTGAGGACCACCGGAGCGCCCTGGTAGGCGGTGACAGTAGTATCCCAATAGTAGCTATTGGGCGGCAGAGGGGTATAGTTGGATGCAGCCATTAGGCGCGTCCTCCTTTGAGTTCTTTTTCCGCCATCAACAGGGCGTCACGATGCGGCACTTTTTTTTCGCCCTTGATTTTCTCCGCCAGTTCCACCAACTGGACATCGTAGCGCACGCCATTGACGCTGCCCTGTTCGCCCGAAGTTGCGCCCGATCCGACTTCGCCCAGCGACACCGACTTGGGGCGGCTCGGAATCTCGCTCAACAGATATTCGCGGACAGGCTGTGCCATCGTTGGCACCTTTTTCTCGTAGTCTTCGCGCTGCGCCGGGGTAATGCGCCCGTCGCGGGTCGCCTTTTCCAGCATGTCGCTGAATTGCAACAGCAACCGTGTTTCGCGCTCGATGCCGATCTGCTTCGTCGCCTCAGATAGTTGTGTTTCGAGGGCGGCACTCTTGGTTTCTGCGGCAGTCAATTTTTCACTCAGCTCGGTTTTTGCCACTTCCGCCGCCTCTGCCTTTTTGACGAGTTCGCTCAGTTGGGTTTGCATGGCTTCTTGTTTTGCCGCCATTTCGGCCAACTGCACTTCGGGGGTCTTGTCCGGCACGTTCGTACTCCTTGGGTCAGAATGGGGTTCGCTCATTGAGGATTTGCCGAGGTCACGCCAGGATTTCTCTTGAATATGGATGCCAAAGCGCCGCGCCGCGCTCTTGAGTCGCGCCCATGCCGCGTCGCGTTCGGTGTCCGAGACACCTTGCACCTGCATGAAGCGTCCCAACGCCGCTTTGACGTTGCCGGGGCGCGAGAGGATGATTTTGCGCTGCGCGGTAAAGGCAAACGCCGAGGTCGGCATGCGATCCCGCACGCTTTGCGGGGTCGTATGCTCGTGTTCCGCCATCAGCAGCGCGGCGATCTCGGCATCGGTGAAGGTTTGCCAGTCATCCATCCCCACAAAGTCGCTGAGCGCGGCTGGCAGGGCGTTGGGCTGGCTGTCGAGGGGTTCCACTTGCGGTTCCGCGCAGGAAATCGCTTGCATATCCTTGATGCGGGGGAAATTGGTCAAGGTGATGCCGCTCAGCACATTCTTATGGACCTGGCCGCTCTCCGGGTCTTCCCATTCGCGGTAGAGTTCCGCCGAAATGTACTTCCACGCGCCCTCATTGACTTCCCGTTCGCCGGAATCGGTGTATTTCGGTGTCGCGTAGATCGCTTCACCATCATCGGAGAGGGCAAGGTCTGTTGCCCATCCCGCAGCGCCATACTGCGGCAGGTGTTCGCGGGTAATAGGGGTGTCCTGACGCCGCACACGCGCCTTGTGGTTGGCGACGAACTCTTTCAAGTCGTCTTTGGTGACGACCAGTCGGCCAATGTCCTTGAAATTCCACGTGCCGGTGCGCAACACCTGCACTGGCTTTCCTGCTTCGCCCAGCGCAAAGGGCGCGACTAGCCCCCACCGCCCTTTGATATCGGGCATGGCATGCTCCTAAGATGAATAGTCAACCGGGGGATATGAAGCGTTCCACGTGGTCAATTGCTCAATACTCGTTTCATCGAGTTGATGCATGTGCCAGTCTTCATAGCGACGGTGATCGTCTTTATTGCAGTAGAGATGTGGCACCATGACGCCCGGATTGCGTTGACCAGGCCAGACAATCATGGCAGGGTGCATGGTTTCTTGGTCGCCATCGACAAAAACCGATGCTATTTGATGTCCGGTTCGGTCAATGCGATCAACCACGACCGTCATGTTTCCCACGTGTAGGGTAAACATTTCTTTTGTCAAGCGTTCAAAAAGAGTCATGATGCGCTCCGAATCTCATAGGGGCGTCGTTGACGCGCCGCTTTGTCCGATGGCCGCTCTGGGTGCCAGTTGAGAGCCGTGTTCTTCATGGCCTCAATTTCGCTCATGAAGGTCACATACGCCCGTTCGCGGTCCTTCTCACTCATATTGGCAACCGAATTGGCCCCCACTGCCGCGCCCCCCACGCTCTTGTTGCGCATCTTGGGACGGGGAGCGACCGCCCGTTGCACCTGACTGCCCTTGCCGCCACTGGCAGCACCCTTGGCCTTGGCGGATTGTGGCTGTTGGCTGTCATCCGGTGTGCTATTCGGCTTCGTGGTATTCAACAAGGTATCGTTAGCAGCCTGGGCGGTCGCTTCCAGGGCGTCCATTGCGACTTGCTGGTGATAGTCCTCGTCGCGCTCTGGTAGGTCCATGATGGCGCGTAGCACGTTCTCCGTGCGGGGGTCGGGACTGAGGAACCCGTACTGCGCGAAGGCGTTGAGCGCCATCGCCATGTTGTTCAATGCCCGTTGGCCGATGTCACCGTGCGCCAGGCGCGGCATCTTCGAGCGGTCCACGTTGGGGAAGTTATGTTCAAGCAACTGCATAGTCGCCTGTAAGTGAAACTCCGACGCCACGTAGTTTGCTTCGCCATTCAGGGCATCGAGGAACATTTGCGATTGCGCCTCGGATAACGCATACGAGCCGGTGGTGCCGCTACTGCGCGTCCCCAGGTTCACGAACTGCGCTAGGCCGCTCTTGATGATCTGTTCGTCGTGGTGTTCAATCGCCAACTGCAAGGCTTCCGCGTTAAACTTGCCGTCCAGAAAACCGATCTCGACCTCGTTGCCATCGAACGCCACATATGCCTGATCATCAATGCGCAGGTTGGTGAGCATGCTTTTCACGTACTCGATGGTCGCGGGAGCGACATCCATCAAATACCGTGCATACGGCACACCCACTGCTGCTCGTTCCAGACCGATCCCCTGAATTTTATAGAGGATATCCTTGATCAACCAATGCTTATAGGTGGGACGTAAGAGGCTGATGCCGTCGAGGTTATCGCCCTCTTTGTTGTGACTGAACACTACCAACTTCGCAGCGGGGATATCCGTCATGTGGTAATCGGGCGGAGCGAGCTGGGTCATGCTCGTAAAGCGGCGATGAATCACGCCACCGGGGCCACGCACCGGATCGAAGTTCCAGCGCCAGCGCGTGTTTTGGTAGCGATAGGCGAACTTGAACCAGCCCAGTTTGCCCTCCCACTCGCCCTCCATCCAGTCGAAGACCTTCTCAAACACCGAGAACCCAAAGGGCAGATAGTTGAATGCCTCTCGCGCAAAGCCATCAAATGTCTGATCGCCATAACTCCATAGGTTGTCATGCAGAAAGTCTGCCATGCGGATGCTAGCGGGTGAATCATCGAATGGCTGGATATACCACTTACTCGACCGGAGCGGCATGCAGTACGAAGCAATGAGTGCTGCCACCGTCGCATCGGATCGGCGCATCTGGTCATAGACAATCGGGGCTTGATAGGCGCTTAGTGCGGGAAGATACTCATCACTGATGATGCCAGAAAAGTTCTTGGTGCCAGAAACGCCACTCTCGGACAGCATTTGCGAGATGGGTTTGCCGCCCACATCCTGGCGCGGCTTCGGCGTGGATGCCCGACTGGCTCGGCGCTTCGGCTTGGCCGGTGCCGCGTCGTCTATCGCTATTGCCATGCCTACACCTCATCCAGTTCGACCACGTGATGCTTGAAGGCGTAGACCATCAGCCCCACGCGGTTGCGCACGCCTACTTTGCTCAGCAGCACACCAATATAATTCTTGACGGTTTTTCCGGCTAATCCCATATCTTTGCCGATCTCATCCTGGTTCTTCCCTTGCGCTAACCCCAGGATGATATGGATGTCCGTCGCGTTCAGCGCCTTTAATCGCTCACGACACTGCGCACAATGCATAGCGATCCACTTTCTACCAGTTCGCGGTGTGGAATACGCGGGTATCCTGATGGTCTTTCACCAACGCTAGCCGTTTTTCCAGACTGAGGAACGCCGCGCGTCCCGCCATCGCCGTGATCGCGTCACCCACGCCGTCAGCCTGATCATCATGCCGACCATTGGGAATTTGAATCAGTTCGGTTTCATAGTCATAGATCCAGGGAGCGCCACGCCGATGGTAGACGGACTTTGCCCGATAGTGCGCCGCCGTTGTTGCCTGGCGACTCTCTTTATCCCCATGCCGCTCTAGTTCGATGATGGGCAGTCCTAACCGCCGCGCATACTGGATGAGGGTAAGCTGGTAGGCGACCTTCTCAATGCCCACCGCGTAAGGATGCCATCGCGTATATGCTGTGTTGATCTCGTCCGGTTGTTCAGGACCAGGGAGTTTCTTGCGAACGATATCCACCACGAAGAAGCGGCCTTGGTGTGAGGCCACCGTCGCAATGACGAAATAGTCCGCCTTGGTCTTGACACTTGCCGCAGGGTCCACCGCCTGAAACCAGCGACAGGCACGGAAACTGACCGTCTCCTCAACGCCACTACTGTTCGTGAAGGTGATGCATTCGCGCTGCTCATCGACTTCGGCATACTGGAACCACTCCCGCTTGAAGGTGTTGCCTTCTTCGCTGCCGGGGTTGCCCTGGTAGAGACAGAGGAAATCAATGGGGTCCAGATCCTTCCGAATCTCGCGCAGCGCGTCAATGCCCCACACATCCGGCCAGTAGGATTCTTCGTTATCCGCCTCGCCCGTAATGGCGGGGAACGTCACGAGGTCAAATCCCATCTTTGCTAGTCGCGGCACCGCATCATCATAGTGCCAGCGGTTGCAGACAAAGATGATGCGCCCACCGGGTTTGAGGCGACTCTTGATCACGGTCATAAAACGCCGGATAAACCGCGCCCGCCACGTCGGACTCTCAATCTCGTTCGGGTCAAACGGGTCGTCCAGAATAATCAGGTCGGCGCGACGCCCAAGAGCGCCACCCATGAAGCCCATGCTGGAATACTGCGGGTCTTTCGCGCCCTGGTGACTCCACCCATCCTTGTCAACTATCGGCCATTTGCCGCTATGATCCCGCCACTTGAAGTACAAGCCCCGACTGGACCAGCCACGTTCTTTGTCCGGCATCACATCAGGAAAGATTTCCTCATGCCGCCCGTTTTGCTCATACACCTGCTGCAACGCCGTCAAGTAGGCGACAGCTTTATCATCGTTGGCGTGCAGGTGTAGCACAATCCAGTCAGGGTGATTGCCAATAATCCACGCTGGGGCGATCTCCGAGATCCACGTGCTTTTGCCGCTGCCGGGTGGACATACCACCACCGATCCCTTATTCCACTCCCTTGGCGCGACGGCATTGATAATGCCCTGATGGTGTGGCGCTGGTCGCAGCCCACGTGTCAGGACGCCATAGATGGCAAGAGATTCCCTCCCCCGGAGGATTTCGAGGGGTTTGAGTGCAGTGGGATCATCCATGTATTTCACCTAATACTTGTCATTAATCCCACATAGGCTTCGTCGCCACTTTCCCGCATTCCCAATCCGCAGTTCCCCAATCCAGATACGACATACCATGCACACCACTCTGTTGCAGCGTGTGCTTCACGGCATGCCGGAACTGCTTATGAGCATGCCGCTTATGCCGTTTCCTGCTGCCGTTATGGCAGTGCTGACACGAACAGGACTTGTACTCCCGGAACTTGTTCATTGCTTACGCCTCTTTCGGCGCTTCCCGCTTATTTGCTCGGATAATCAAGGTCTTTGGTAGTCCTCTCGCTGTCAATAGTTCGCGCAATTCATCATACGAAAACACTCTCGCCCCTTCGGGAATGGTGCATATCTCGCAGAGTGGCGATGGCATCATAAAACCACCACGGATATCATGTGCAACCATATCCGCAATCGCCTCTTGATATTCATCATTCGTCATGGCTTCTCATTCCTGGCTATAGCCGCATTCGCCCACATGACCGCTTCTTCCAATGCTGTCAACGCCAAACTCCGCTCTCGTGACTCCGGGGCCAGTTCGAGAAAGAGTAGCGCCAACGCTTTCCCCGCATCCCGTAGTTGCCCATACCGCACCACCTGCGTTCCCTGTGGTGCATGATAGGTGAAGTTATGGATCACCCGATCCCGATTAACGGGCGTCACCTTTGACTTCTTGGCTGCCACTGGCTTTCCCTTTAGTTGTGTTGCAGGGATGAATAACTCTTTGTCGTCACTAGCCATTGCTTATTCCTCACCCATCATGGCACGAAACACGATCTCATATTGGCGCGTGAACTCTCGGTCCGCCTCGCGCATCACGTTATAGATCCGTCCTGCTTCTTCCCGCCAGTGCTGCTGCATCTGCCGCTCGGCCTCATCACCGAAATCATCATGCAATCCTGCTACGATGCGCTCTATTTCCCGTAGCGTCTCTTCACTTATCACTGCCTGCCCCTTCGTCTGCTCCAATGAAATTTCTTTGTAGAATTTAGCGCGGTGCTTAGCCTTATCCACCGCGCCCCTTGTGCAATCATCGGCCCCTATGCAGTTACACAGCCGCCCCTCGGTGACACGTGACACGGCGCATGCTGCGGCGAAGACATCTTATCAGCGATGGGCGACGGCACCACATGACGGCGCTCACAGCGCGTCACGGCATGCACCTCGCAGGTATGGCGTCTATACGCGCATGCGCCTACGCACACACGGATATCGAACGGTAGGCGCATAATGGATATGACTATTGGCAGTATATTTGACATGGATACTCAGATGTGTGATACTGAATCAACAACTGAATACCACCTGATGAGCGAAGGGGACACGCGGGACCACGAACACCGTTACCAAGACTGGTCCATCTTGGTTACTTGAACAATTGAATCAGCAGAGACGTATTAGAGCGGACCTATCCGATCTTATGAGTAGCGTGCAGTGTGAATGCATGCCGAGATCTCAGAGTAGGGGGACGATCCTCAACCTGTGAGAGCCGGGACTCTGATATGCATAGCGGCAAGCAAAACCAGTGTTTGGTAGGACTCATAATCCTGCCTGTGCAGATGCGACTTCTGCGCTTGTCGCCCGGCTCAGATGAGCCTATCACAAGAAAAGAAACGAGACAACGACCATGTCAAAGGAACAACTGCTCAAGATCATTGCTCATGCACAAGCACAAATCGATGAGATGGAAGCAGAGGAATCACTGTACGAGTATGAGTACCGCGAAGAGCGCGCTTTGGATATGCGTATGGAAGCATACGCCTATTATAGCGGACTCAATGACGACTACGATTATTAGGCCGAAACCTAGGGGACTATACATCCCTGATGGTCTGCTGGTTATGCCAGCACTGAGGATGGCCGCTCTCACTGAGAGCTAGTATCGCAAGAAAAAAAAAGAGACAAACCATGAACGTCTATCAGCAGACCTTGTACGACCGTGCAGCAGATGGCACTTTCCAACCCAGCGTAACGGAATCCGGTGTCGCCTGTCAGTCGTGCGTACAAGACTGGATCAATGGCAGCAGTCAACAGCGTCGGCAAGATGATGGATCGCTCGTCTTGGTTGAGTGGCATCATTACAATCTGATCTCCATCATCATCATCAACCAGCCAAACCAATACCTTGACGCATGCGAGACGTTGCACACTGCATCATGCGTGTGCTGCTAAGACAGCACACATCACAAGAAAGAAAAGAGACAAACCACCATGAAAACCATCATGCTGCTGATCGTATCCATCATCCTGTTGTGCGCCATTGGCACCGCACACATGCACACAGCAACCTACCCCAGCAACGTGTGTGCCAGCAATCAGCACATTGCCTCGTATGCACAGCCAACCACCGTGCGGGTACTGGTGCCAGGCAGCACCGATCCCCAAGTGGTCGATATCCAGCAGTGCGTAGCCAACCACTAGCCATAGCGCATGCCGGTACAGCCGTAGCCTTCGATGGCAGCATGCGTACCGATCCTCAGAGCGAGGATCTATCACAAGAGAAACGAGACAAGAAACAATGATGCAAGCAAACAAGGCGTACCACTTCATCACGAGCGCGGGCGAAATGGGCATATACAGTACCCGCAATCGTAACACGGCCATCATCCATGCCATCGTGCGCGATACTACCGCATATGACGATCTGGCTCGGTATGCATCGAGCGATTATCCAGTTTTCGCTCGCTGCGTGCGGGGGTACATCAACGATTTCCACGAGTCGCTATCCCCGATCTTGTATCAGCTTGCAACGATCCCCAATCTCTGCTGGCTGTATGACATGCTCCGGCAGATGGCCGATATCGGATAGGGTGAGGATGGGGGATATACTTCTCTAGAGAGGATATATATATCCTCTCTAGAGAAGTATATCCCCCAGATCTGCCGCATTGCAAGGCAATGCGAAAGTTTCACCACGAACTGCATAACATTGCATGAGAGTACCGCAAAAACACCGCACAATGCGGAACATTATGCCTCATCATCGGATGGCGTGATCTGGCGTGGTGCTTCACTGCGAGACTGGATGATCTGCGCGTCGATCATGGCGATCTGATCGTCACTGATGATCCCGGCGCGTTGTGCTTCGGCGAGGATGTGGACGTGCAGGTGTTGCTGTGGCTGTGGTGGTGTCTGGTCCTGGGGACGTTGCTTGGCATAGGACTCAGGATGGCGGCGCTCTAAGAGCCACGCTGCGGCTTTCCAATCGGTGTCGGCTGCGGCTGTGACTTTGACCAGTAGGGCATGAGCGCCAAGGGCTTGCGCACGTTGGAGAGACGCAACTAATGCAACATATGGTTGCTCTCCTGACTCACCTTTCCGTAGCCATTGCCGTAGCGTCTCATGCGAGATACCGCAAGCCTCAGCAGCAAGGTGGTACGTCATGCCGTCAGCAATGAGCGCGACCAGTTGCACCATGAGGCTATCGGTGAGTTTGGTAGGTCGCCCTCCAGCGTAGCGCGTGATATCGCTCTCACTCATGGTACTATCCTTTTGACTAATACTTGACATGAGTAGCAGGATATGCGAGAATGAAGTATCACAAGTGAATCGAGACAAGAGACAATGCAAGTTACTGTTACCGTGCAAGTGCCTGACAAGCACCGCACACGTGTTCGTCTGTTGCGCATGCAGGTGCGACCCGGCGCAGTGGCGCTAGGGAAGGCGCACAGCCGGGCATTGCCAGCAACGCAAGAGATGCCGGTTATCGCGTCACCACTGGACGATCCTAATTTCATGGGCGGAGTGATGGCGTTACTGTATACGCCAGATCCCACACCCGGTCCCAAGCCACGTAAGGCATCGTGTGATATTGATGCGAAGCTCCTGGTTGAACTGTGCGATTTCCGTGAGACAGCGCAACGCAACGCCGATCAAGAGCAACAATTTGCCCAGGATCGCGCCGATGAACGCAGCACAGAAAACAAACTTCGGCAACGTCACGGCAAGGAATTGATTCCCGCTGATCCGGAAATGGAGCAAGAATCGGCTGGTAAGATTGCCGGATACTTGCTCGTTGCGGATGCGATGCAAGAAGTTATCACGGCATGTAAACGCGGTTTCGATGATTATCTCGCATGCTTACCAGCGCAAGTGGAATATCTAGAAAGCAACATGACCAATCAGAACGACCCTTTTAGCAGCATGCGCGACAAAATTATTGCCGCCGAAGTCTCTGAAATCACGCGCCGATGGATGGGGGAATAAGACGATGGCAACGCCAGTTACCTACGATCTCCGTGTTGTCGATATCGCCCTTGTGGATGACAACCCGTTTCAGCCGCGCAAGAGTTACGACGAAAAGTATATCTCTGAATTAGGTGCTTCATTCCGAGAAGAAGCAGCAGCACAAGGGCAAGACGATCCCGGCTATGGCGTGAAACAACCGCCTCCGGCCCGCGAAGTCGATGGTCGTTACCAGTTGGCAGCGGGCCACTGCCGGAAGCGCGGTGTGCTGAAAGCAGATGGTAAAGTGTTCCGGCTGATTGTTGAGGATCTCTCCGATGCCGATATGCGCCGTATCGCTATGATTGAAAACATGCAGCGTCAGGACATGAGCCATTCCGATACCGCAACCGGCATTATGGATTATCTCAGAAGTCAAGGCTGGAAAAAGGGTGGTATTGAACCAACAAATGAACGCGCCATCAAAAAGACGGCTAAGGATCTTGGCAAGCCATGCAGTGAGATTCGCGATTATATCGCGTTCTCTGCCTTGCCAGGCATGGTGCAAGGCATGGTCGATGCCGGACATCTCTCATTCCGACTGGTGGGCGATCTGGCAAAACTGCCGTTCGCTCAGAGAATGAAAACCTTGCGCATGATCACCACTGGCGGTAAAACAGTGGCAGAAGCAGAAGTTTTGATTAAAGCGGCGATCAAGGAAATGGACCGGCAAGAGCAGATGCAACGCTTGGGCATGGCGGGCGATCAAGGCGCACTATTCGATGTGCCTGAGACGACGCCAGAGACGCGCCAGGCACAGGCAAAGTATGCCGCCGATATGCAGATGGTCGCAACCATCCTTGCCAAGTATGGCGATGCTGAGGGGGATGCGCTCACAGCCGCCATGCCGCTCTTAAACTTAGACATCGAACGGGAACGCATCAGGATTATCATTGCCACCGCGAAGCGGATGGACAGCACGCTCATGGCCGCGCAGTCACAACGCGATATCGCAACCATCATGGGAAAGTGATACTAATAGTTGACAGTGATGGCAGGATGTGACACGCTAGCATTGTCAAGAGCGAACGAGAAAGGAAATGACATCGTGTTATCTTTACATCAAATCATTAGGCTGCGCTGGATGCGCTCACTCGGCTATCAGATCCCGCCATTCGATTCGATGACACCGTTTGCTGCTGATCTGTGGATCGACAAGGGCGAACGGGAAACGGGTGGACTGGAAAAGGCGTATCGCCAACAGATCATTAATCGGGTATTCAACACCAGCGTATATGCTCTGCATATCGCGCGGAATGCTGAGAGTATCGACATTTCACAGGAGTTGATTGAAAGGATTCGGTATATTGCAGAAACGCGCGAGATGCGATATTACACGCTAATTCGTGCGTGGTCATGAAAGTCAGGAAGTCGCCAGGATTGTAGGAAAGTAGAAAGGAAACGAGACGATGAGCCTTGCATGGCAAAAGGCAAAAGCCATCATTGGGTATTACACCACGAAGTTGACCATGCGCCACACTGATCCCGACTTCCAAGAAACCGTAGTCAAAGACATTGCGGCTATTGAGAAGTTGGCAGAACTGGATCCAGGGGAATTACAAAACTTGCTCCGCACCTACGCGGAGCAACTACGCCAGAACTATTTGAAAGTCAGGTGAACACCATGCGCGTGAAATTCTTTCGCAATCCGGTTGTGCGCCTGACGATGAAAGCGATCATCCTCAGCGCCATTGCCAAGAAGAAGAAAACCACGAAGCGCAAGTAACAACGTCAGGCAGGGACGCCACTCACAGCCCATTGTGTCAAATATTGACACAATCCGTCTGGTACACTATCAGCAGCAAGAAATATCCCGACTGAGGGATTGGTCACAGCGGCCAATATATTCAACAACAAGGAGAATAGAACTATGACACTCCAAGAAGCGTATCAAATCATCAACGACGTTGACGAGGGAACCCGAACAGATCGCTACTATCGGCAACTCGCCCAAACATCGCCCATTCCGTTTCACTCTGCTGAGGAGTTGGAAGAGGCATGGCGGATCGTCAACGAAGACACGGAAAAACGGATACAGGCAGAACAGGACGCCATGCGGGAGCGGGGATTTGTTGAGGTTGATGGTCAATGGATGAAAATAGAGGGCGAAGGGAAGTAACAGAAAGGAACACAACCATGATCGACCAGGAAAAGCTCTTTCAGGAGATCGTGCGAGAGATCGAGGGACTCATTGCAGAGCAAACAAGATTGCTTGGATCTCCATTACCAACCGCCGTCATCATCCATGACAAGGTTCAGCAAAACTGGTATTCGATTAATAATCGACCTGAATTTGTAGCGCGACTACGCGAGCATTTCGGGGTAACTGGCGCGGATATCAGCGGATATATCAATCTACCGCGCCTGTGAAAGAACATGTGCGCTGCTCCCGAACAGATCAGCGCACATCAGCAGAAACGACACAGCAGACAACGACGACAGCCACAGACAGAGAACCTTGCCACCAGCAGTATACCCAAGCCTAGTACAGAAAAGCAAGACTCCCCCAAGAAACCACCGCGAACTGCTGAGAATTGCAGCGATTCGCGGTGGTTTTCCTTATGCAAACGCATACTGAGGCCACGCGGGAAGATACCGCTGCTGCTGCTCGAAGTAATAGCGGTCGGCGCGATGCAGCAACGCCACCTGCGCGTCAATCAGCGCGGCGAGTTGGTCTCCTGATAATCCCTGCCAGCGGTTCACCACCAGCACCACATGACGGCCCAGCTTCACATCGACCAACGGCGCTTTCCTCGATGCCACAAACCGGACCCTGACCCCGCGCATCCGCGCATCATCCACTGCTGTTGCAAGCCCTGTAGCCATATGGACTACTCCCCCTTCATCGGAATCCCGAATCAATTTTGCTACTAATGCCAATCAAACTCGCAATCGTTCTGCTCCTATTATGCCAGCAACATTATCATTTGTCAAGTATATGATACCAAAGACGCTACTAACTCACTGTAAAGGCAGGTCTTGAATTGTGGTATACTATGAGCGGAACACACAAACGACACGGCAGCAGCAACGAAAGAGGACCATATGACGCTCAAAGAACTGCGCGAGATCCGAGGGTACGCCCAGCGCGAAGTAGCAGATCGTCTGGGGATTAAGACGCCGAACACGATTAGTAATTGGGAGCGTGGGGCCACTCAGCCCGTCCTACCGATGCGTCGCCTATTAGCGGAGTTGTACGGCGTGAGCATCGTGGAAATTAACCAGGCGATTGATGAGACAGCGGCATCGCGCACCGGCACGACTACGCAGATAGACGCCATACAGGATCAATGAACGCAGGGGCGATCTCCCCGAACGAGATCGCCCCTGCTGGTATTCACTCTTATTCGCGGGGCATCGTGACCTCATGCTGATGCCCGTTGGCGCACTCCCACACCTCAATGCCGGGATACGTCTCAATGGTATGGATAATGCGCTCCATCGCACCGCAGCGGGCGCAGGTGGACACGTCAATGATCGTTCCACGCTGGAGGTTGGGCGCGAGTGTCTCCACACTGGCACGCTCAATGAGCGCAGCTTGCACCTGCGCGATGTGGTGCTGGCACGCGAAATTGCCCAACAGTGACCCGCCCACTTGAATCAACACCGTAGCCAGTTGAAAGCATCGCACCGATCCAGCGAGTTCACAGCGAAAATCGTGCGTTCCTGTGATCGGCGTGCGAACAATTTGATAGATGCGTCCGTTGTGTTCCACCGACTGTTCTTGCTCTTGCATCTGCTTCACTCCTTATGCCCTTGCCAGAATGGCCTGTGTTTGTTGTTGCACCTGATCGAGGAAGGACTTGTAGCGCACCATGAATGAGACGATACACTGAAACGTTTCTGCTGATTCCGACAGCGCCAACAGTCCCTCTGCCTCATTCCTGAAATGGCACACTTCCCGCAGCACGCTTTCGGCGTATGCGCGAAACGCGCTGAACTGTGGACCTGCTGACCCATTGACTATCGCCCGCTGCTGCATCTCCATCTGGTCCATGCTCTGAACCATTATTCGCAGTTGCGCCTGTACCATTGCATAGGGTGGCATCGTTTGTTCTCCTATCCTTGTGGTTCCACTAAGCGTCGTTCGCCGTTCTCCGACACCAATTCCACATGCGTCTTGTCGCCAAACTTCGCCCACCAGTTGACGGCCAGCGCCATCGCGTAATGCTCGTCACCGTCATAGGTTGACCAGTCCAAGAGGTTCCCCTTCTCATCCAGCACGCGCAACGTTTTCGTGTTGGTAGGGGGATCAGGAATGGGATCGTTAGCTACCGTTACACTTGCCATGTCGTTTCTCCTTAGAAATACCGTGTGCTTGCTCTAGGTTGCGATTTGTCAACCTCTAGAAGTGCGGTTTGCTTTAGGCTTCCTGTCGGTTATCTTCGCCCTTGTCGTCGCCTTGGCCTTTGCTTTGCTGGCGCGAGAACCAGTCTAAGAGCGACGGATGCAGTTTGCCCAGCGAACCTAGGGACTGGATAACGGCGCGGGCTGGCGCGGCGTACATCGTGCCAAACTTGTACCCCTGGCCTTGGCTAGATATAGTGGAGGACACGTAATCATCCGGCAATGTCCCGTCACTGAGCTTGGCTACGTCCTCTGTCGTCACCCAGATACCCCGCGCCTTGGTGGTGAGTTTTTCGCCGCTAGGCGCTTTCTTCCACAGATCCTTGACACGCTCAGGATCAACACTTAACGCAGCCAAGAGTGCGCCAAGTTCGTCTCTAGGCTTTCTCTGGACCCCTGGCAAACCCTGGCTAGCACTAGGTTTGCGCGATCCCTTGAACATTTTAGCCATATCCATTCCTGCGAGTTCAGGAAACTCTAGCGTCACCCATTCCGGCCACTCGCCGGTTCCTAGCACCGCTAAAATGGCAGCAGGAACTTTCCTTGCCGACTCCGCTTGCTGTTGCTGGATCTGGCGTTGGATGCGCTCTATCTCGTCTCTAGCTTCTCGCTTGGCGTTCTCTACCTCTTGCCGTGCCATGCTCTCAACGGCTCCTGGCATCACGGCATTGATACGCTGCATCAGAATATCGTCTGATTGCTTGTCTTTGTCGGTATAGCCGCCTAAGAGATGTCCAAAGAGCGGGTAAAGGACGGGCAAGTCTTTCAAGCCAAGTTGTCCAAGGCGGATATTTTGAAAAATGGTTTTCATTGCCCCGCCGACTTCTACCGCCAAGGATGTTTTCATTTCATCCTTGGTTGGCACCCGTTCGCCCGTCATGGACAGGTCAATCGCTACAACGGGCGCAGCAGCAGCGCGAAAGATCACCATGAGCCATGCGCCAAGATCGTGCGGATGTTCCTGGTTTGCCAACATCATCCCAAACGTGATACCCTCGATGGCTCCGATAAAGAGGACATAGAACGCATCGCCCACGCACTCGCCAAATGGTTTGTTGAGGCTACTCTTGTCGCGCCACGAGAAGGCATGCTTGATCATGACGATATCCATACCGAAGATCAAGGCTAGGATGATAAAGGTTTGAAACACCGAGACGGGATCGAGTGCGCCGATGCCATGCAGTTGATACGTGCGAACATCAGCCCTGATCGCGTTCCCGGCAAGCTGCATCAATGCGCCGAAGCTGAACAGAAACATGAGTGGCAACGAAAGAGCGCGGGCAACCTTGCGCACCCACGCACCATGATCGGTGACGCCTAATTCCTCTTGCTTCTCGCCAAAGAGAAACACGCGCAAACCGCCGATGAGGCCATGTCGCAGTTTTGGTGGTGGCGTGCGATTCTGTTGTCCCTCCCCCTGACCGTGTTGATCAGGGGGAGAAACGGTGCGAACGATTGTCGGTTGCGCGGCCATTGCTATACCTCCGTCGCCACGCGACCACGAATCCGCTGCAACAGTTCCTCCCTTGTCGGTGCAGGGGGAATGTCTCGATACAGTGCCAGTTGCGATTGCGCCGAAACCATTTCACGCTGCACCACCGCAAGGTCGTCCTGAATCTGCTGCATCTGCGCATCGGTGAGCGGTTCACCATTAAACCTATTCAGCATCCAGTTACCACCAGCGCCGCTCAGTGCCTCTATGCCGCTTAGTCCTGAATGCATCAACGCATGAACGGCATCACTGAGTGGCCTGGCATAGTCAGCGGCTTCTTTTGCCCATGCGGCAAGGGCGGACTCCTGATGACCGCCCTGCGCCAACAGATCCAACGTCTGCTGTTCAATGCGTGCAAAAGCAGCGGTGATCTGCGTGGCATCGGCCAGCAGAGGAAAGACGTTTTGGCAGATGAAATCTGCCTGGGTTTCTTGGAGTGTTGGCATCGTTATTTTCCTGCGCCTTGCGCTTCAACGCTGGTGGCGAGTGCTACGATCTTTTGCCGCGCACTCTCTGCACGTTGCGCAGCGGTTTCCAGCGTAGTTGCATCGACTTGCCCAGCCTGATAGGCTTGCGCGGCGCGGCCATAGGCTTCACAGGCGTCGGCGTGTTCATCGAGCAGCGTTTGCAATGCCGCTTCAAATGGTTGTTGGGGCATTAGAAATGCCCTCCTTCCAACTCGGCAGGATCTTTGTCGCAATAGGCGCAGTGGTTGACCACGTCATGAATGCGGCGATGGGCGCGTGCCTGGTAGCCTGGGCCGTATGTGGTGGCATCATCACGGTCATACTGCGCATGAAGTTCAATATGAAATCGGATGTCGCGCTCTTGATCGCCGCGCCGGACAATCACATGCCATTCGCCGTCACCCATGAAGTAGCAACTGGCTATGCTCCATCGCTTCTCAATCAACGCCTGCACGATCCGAGTATCGGTGTCCCAAATGTTCCACGTGCCGCGCGGCCCGGCTGACTGATAGGCGTACACGTCCTCACCAACGAGCGCACGCTGGCGATAGAGGGCGCGTTCATAGTTGCTAATAAACTGCGCCGGGATGAGGTCGATGGATTCCGCATTCGTGGGCTTGTGGTAACGCTGGAATAATCTATTCATGGTGCATCACTTCCTCAGCACGTAATCCGTTGCAGTGCTGACACACGACGCAAGGACGGTGATCTGTTCATCGGAGATGACGCCTTGCAGCACATGGGGCAGCATAGTAACCAGATTATCAACAATGGTCACGCTTCCATTGCCATAAGCGTTGAAGGCGTTGATCTCGAACCCATCTTCATCGACATACTGCGCGTCAACACCCCACATGGCAGCAGCTTCATTGACACGTAACGGCGATTGATAATCACGCCGACCAAAACGGAACAACAGATCGACGTGCGTGATGATACTGTGCGTTTCCTTCACGGACAGGCGTGGCGTGCTATCGGGCCAGCGCACGCGCCCCAACACACACACATAGGGATACTCAGGGGTAATGCGATGCAAAGTCATAAGGCGACGCACCGCGCCGATGATAGCTTGGCGCACGACCTCCGAGCGATCTTGCTGATCAACAACGATAGGTGGTAAACTGGACATGACAACTCCTTTCCAGAGTGAATCACTGGATGGGATGAGTGGAGAGCGCCCAGACTCTTGACGGGGGACGGGGCGCTTCTTTCATTACGCTGCGGTTTTCATCATCCGCAAGGCTTTTTCGATGGCCTTCACGCCTTTTTCGAGCGAGGTCTTCTTGCCTTTGAGCGCCTTCGCTTGCGCGGAAAGACCAGCTTCCGCGAGTTTGGCACGCATACCGGCGACGAGCTGGATCGCATCATCGACGTTCAGCGCCTTGGTGTTGATGATCAGTGGCGCATCTTTGATGTTCGCGCCACTGATCTCATTGTTCACTGCTTTGTTGAACGTCGTTTTGCTTTGCTTCAATTCGCGTTCGCACTCCACCAGCGCATCCACCAGCGCGTTATAGGCGTCGAGCGGGCCTTCCAGTGCGCGAAAGACGCCGTTGGCGGCGATGTCCAACGTCACTGGGAGATTGATCGCCTGACCACGTTTCCCTTTCTTCGCCTCGGGTGCTGCGGGCGCACTCTGTACAGCAGACTTTGCCGCTTCTTCCGCTTCCATTTCCCGCAAGATCTCGTCGTCGGTTTTCTCTGCCATTGTCGTTGCTCCTTATCATGTTCCTGTTGGCAATCTTGCCGTTCTCGCAAATCTGTGGCATACTCAAAGAGTAGCTTAGTAGCATTGTACCGAACAATGCCTACGTTGTCAAGGGGTAACTTCTACAAATTGACTACAGGAGGACAGACGCATGGGAGATGAGCAAATGGAAGTCATACGCAAGGGCAGTGAGATCAAGGTCGATGGCAACGTTTTCATCTCGGTCAACCAAGTGGCACGCAATCCCCTCTACACCACAGACGGCCTCGATGACCTGGTGAAGTCCGGAAAAGTGCGGGCATTCCAGGCGCACGGCAAGGTGTACTACAGCAAAGACGACCTCGACAAAGCGTTCCCTATCGGTTTCGTGCAACCCGAATAACCCCATAGCCCGACAAGCGCATGTCGGGCTATTCCTTTAGCCCATATTACTAATAGTTGACATGAAGATGCTGATATGCTAGAATGCCTATATCACCTGTAGGCACAGGGATTTTACAAATTGGTTGGAGGACGACATGGACACCATTCAGGAAAAGTACAGCAAGAACAAGGCTTTTCGCCTGGCGAAACAGGACTTGTACGGCGACTGCGCGAAGTGTCGCAAAGAGTTCGCGCAAGGCGAAATGGCTTACAAGGATGTCATGACGGGCAAGGCTTCACACGTCACGTGCAGGGCGAAGGGGAAATAGCATGACGGAACAAACACCAGAGGAACAAATACGTATCCTCACGAGCAACCTCAATCGGGAAATAGCCGAGAATAATAGGTTACGCCGCAGGAAGAACGCATTGATCATAGAAAACTGCGAACTGCACTTGCGGCTCATCGCACTGTCACCAATAGCAGGGATACGCCGCGTGGCAGCGCGGATCAAGTCCCAACGCGCTAAGAAAGACTAGCAGAAAGCAGGAACCAGTAATGTACGTAGGGTGGGATAACCAGGAACACGAAGATCTGGAAATGGAAAACATGCTGCGCGATGTCGCTGAGGAACGGCGCGAACGACTGCGCGGCCCACAAAGCCTTGATGACATCTACGCCTACGCGCTCATCGTGTTTGACTTAGATGGGGTGTTAGTGAAACCCATCGTCGGCGACAAGCGCACCGGACACTTCCGCGCCCATGCCCATGACTGGAAGCTACTCCCTGGACACTATGACGCCATCCGCGCACTGCATGAGCAGGTCCAGATCGCCATCGCCACAAACCAGGGCAGCGCGGCATTCAACATCATGCACCCCAACGACATCAAGCGCGCCGTCGATGATGCGGCGTACCTCTTGGGCATCTACCTCGTCTACATCTGCTTCGACCACCCGAAAGGCACCAATCCCAAATGGGCGCATGAAACCTACATGCGCAAGCCTGGTCCGGGTATGTTGCAGCGGGCGATGTTCGATGCAAACACCGAACCAGAGCGCACATTGTTTGTCGGCGACCGCGAGGAAGATGCTCAGGCAGCGCACAACGCCGGTTGCGCCTTCATGCGGGCTGACCAGTTCTTCGCACTGCTAACGGGCGCGTCACCAGCAGTGGCAGCAGTACCAGCAGAAGATTATCCATTCTGAGAAAGGCACCGACACGATGGCAAACACCAACCTAGAATCAGTCATTGCTGAGACGGAACGAGATTTACATGGCGTGCGTTCCCGCCTGAAAGTGGCGATGAGTCACCTGGCCGAAGAACTGGAATATTATGCCAGAGCTTTAGGTGAGGGAGGCTACGAAGTTAGCAAACAAGGCATCATACGAGACAAAGGCACTGAGATTGATACACTCTGCGCCCGCTATTTCACACTGAAAGAAACGGTGGAGCGGTTGCAGTGGCTAAAGAGCAAGGAAGAAGGGAAGTAGCGGCGATGCGACCACCTTGCGAATGCTGCGGCGAAACGATGGATGATGATTATTGCCGCACCTGCGAACCACACATTGAATCGCGCCCGCATCCCCAAAGCCAATCGGGGGCGCACCTACCCTACTGCACCAAGCACAATCGCTGGCTGGCAGAGCCAACACTCAGCGACATGAAAGATTGGAAGACAACGACAATGGCGAAACCCAAGCAGTACAAAGCCTGTGGGCAGAACGTGGACCGTGCGACATTCCGCAGCCTCTTGATTCAGTCACAGGCGAAACGTCTCTTGGAGGAATTTGAGGAAGATAATCCCAAGTCTCGCAAGGGATCGACGTACAAAGAAGATGCGATGTGGAACAGCATCTTAGAAATGCGCAAGGTGGTGAAGGAGATGGCTGAACGCCTTCGCGCCTGGGCCAAACAGGAAAAGGACGTAGATCTCGCAGATTATTGGAAAGAGGACTAGCCATGACACAGCCGACGAAACCAACAGACATCATCGTGCCTGAACTGATCCGCGACGCCAGTAGCTACTTCGAGACGACCGGCGAGATGCCCGTCATCACCGCTGAGCAAGATCCCCTCCTCAACGATGTGGTCGCGCACATCGAGGGATGCGCGACTTGTCGGAGTGGCGTGGCGTGTCCGACATACGATGCCTTCTTTTATAAAGTCACCTTCATGGAGATTGGGGGGAACAATGACACGCAAGACACAACTAGCCAAGAACATTGAAGAGGCGGGATGGGGTAAGTCGCCAGCATCGCAGAAGTGGCACTACTTCCCTGCCCAAGAAACAACATCTCTGTGCAGTCGCATCGGCTTCTTCTTCGGGGAGCGCGAGACGGGGAACGATGAATCATCCAGCAATTGCGCGGCATGCAAGAAGAAACTGGCAGCACAGCAGAAACGCGAAGCGAAGAAAGTGAAGGCAACTCATGAATAAGGAACACCGCAAGCGCAAGATGGCTAAGGTCCGCCTGTATATCCAAGAGCGGTCGCACAAACTTGGAGAGAACATCGGCGTGTTTCTGGTAATCATGGTCATTTTCGCAGTGGCCTACACCATTTGCTATGCCGCCATCGGGGCGTTCACACACTGGCTGCACTTTGGCAGTGATGATGGGAATCAGATTGTCAGCTTCATCGCTGGCATCATCTTGGGTGTCTGGCTGATAGCCAACCTAAAGTACCTGATAACCTTCATCGAGTGGTGGCAGGAACCAGAAGAAGATGATGTGCCACGCACACCTGTCACCACGCCGCGCCCTGTCACGGCTACGTTTACCGGCGACGTGATGACGGGCGAAGGTCACACATGGCTGGAAGTGCCAATCTCCACGATGGACGGCGGGGATCGCATCTATTACGTGCGCCTCCACACGGACAGCGACCTTTGCGCAATGGTGCTGCGCAAAAGCGAGGGCAAGGAACTGAGAGTCGGCGGTTCGGTGTTCATGCCGGACGACGACGAGCGCGACGAATACGATCTGCTCATGGTGGTAACGGATGTCAGTACCGTGAGCGAACAGAACGCGAAAGAGGAAGTAAAGGCATGAGCTGGGGAAAAGCCAGGCGCGTAGACACGCCAGATGGGTTTATGTTCCTCACACCGCCCCGATGGTTCAATGCACTGCATCTATTGGGCAAGAAGAAACAACGAGGCTACGCTGGTTTGGCATATATCGCCTACTGGATGCAGCACGAGCCATCACGTCTATCCTTCGGGAAGAAACCTCTGACCTGGTTGCTGGTGAACTATTATCCGATTTACTGGCTGATCGTCAGCCTCCGAACGCTGGGCAAGCGCCTGTTGGGAGTGGCGATCCTCCTTGCCGTCCTGGGCGTGCCGTTCATGCTTGGCTACCTTGTCGGAGCCATCCACCACATCAGCATCACTATCAAGTAGTTACACAAGTACGATTTCCCGCTGTGGCGGGCGAGAGGAAAAACGACGATGGCAGAACAAGAACAGCCAAAAGAAAACTTCGGTCCCTGGGAGTTTCAGCAGTACATCAACAACGCCATCAACGAGGCGATTATGATGTATGAGCGCGACTGTCCCCATAGTGTCGCAAAAGTGAATTGGAATTTTACGTTCACCGACCGCGAATACTTGGAACGCAAGAAAAATAAGGGCAAGAAACCAGCAGCGAACGGCGGATTGTTCGCGGGAAGTGAGGGTAAGTGATGGCAGACAAGACCGGCATACAATGGACTGCAACCGTTCTTCCCGATGGCACCAGCATTCCAGGGGCGACATTCAATCCCTGGATTGGCTGTGCGCGTGTCAGCCCAGGATGCGCCCACTGTTACGCAGAGGAGTTGGCACGCACGCGCATGAAGCTGGACGTGTGGGATGGGAAGACGGCGAAGTATCGCCATATCACCAGCGACAACTATTGGAAGACGCCCCTCCGCTGGAATCGCCAAGCGGCAGAGAGCGGCATCCGGCGCAAGGTGTTCTGTGCGTCGATGGCAGACGTGTTTGAGGACCGACCAGCAGTGGCGTGGCATCGAGAGCGTCTATGGGCGTTGATATGGGCCACACCGCATCTCGACTGGCTATTGCTGACGAAGCGCATAGAGAACGTGCCGGATATGGTTCCTGATGAATGGATGGAGGAAGGCTTTCCGAAGAATGTCTGGATGGGAACGAGTTGCGAGAATCAATATTGGTTCCAGTGGCGCATCCCCAAACTGATGCGCTTGCCAGTGCAGGTGCGATTCCTCTCATGTGAACCCTTGTTGGGGCCAATCGACATGCGGGCGTGGCTGGTGAGAGATCCTGATGATGAGCCAGTCTATTGGGCGACACACCACCCGCAGTACGAAGGGCCAAAGCAACCACTTTCCTGGGTGATCGCGGGCGGAGAGAGCGGAGCAAAGCATCGCCCCATGAAAGCGGATTGGGCGCGAGACTTACGCGATCAATGCCTTGCTGCTGATGTCCCCTTCTTCTTCAAGCAATGGGGTGGGCGTACCTCAAAATCTGGCGGCGATCTCCTCGACGGCCAGCAGTATCATCAATTCCCTGCACATTGCCTACAGCCCTCACGCCCTTAGCACCACCATTCGGGGATAGTTCCTATGCTATCCCCGTACTATCCGCATAATAGTTGACATCAGAATCAAGATATGTTACACTGCCTACAGAAAGGAAACGGCCATGCAGAACACGAACAAGCCAAACATCGGAGCCATCATCGTGACCGGCATTGCATTCACCCTTGGCTGCCTCTATTGGGCAGCACTATTCATAGCGGTATTCATCCGCCACTAAAGGAGCAGCGACATGGCAACAGCACCACTAGCAACGAAACCCCCTGTGACCTTCGTTGCCGCGCACACCAACCTCAGCACACGCGCATCGCTGTGGCAGATGCAGCAAGGCACCAAGCGCCACATGATCGTGCGCAACCCCATCTGGAAGTGCAGTTGTGGCGGTCACTTCTGCGACGCAGTGGTCGCCGTGTTCCGCATGCTGAACCCTGATGCAGAGGCACAACGCGCAGCCCTGCATGCCGCGCAGGATGCCGCCGACCGCGAACGCGCAGCCGCCATTCCCTTGCGCATGGACACCGGACCAAGAATCTATCGCTAAGCAAGCAGCAGCAACAGAAAGAGAGAACGACAATGGAAGCGATCAAAATCGAGGAAACAACCTACCACGAAACGCACGTGATTAATTCCTGCTTCAGCTATGGTGATGCGAGTGTAACGACCTTCACTATGGGCAAAATCCGCGAACACAACGAACGACGGGAATATGCAACGCTGCGCATTTACACCGAAGACGGCGCGCGAACCATTCAGCTTGAAGCTGATCAAATGGATGAAGTTTCTCGCCTCTGGCAAGGCGAGAAAGAGTCACACGGCCTCTCCGAACTGCGCGAGATGTATGACGCATTGGTTGCTGAGCATCAAAGCCTGATACAGTCACATGACAACCTTGGCATATCCTTTGGTGTGCTTGCCGAGGATTACGAAAGCAAGTCCACTGATCTTGCCAAGCACTACAACATCAACAATCAGGCGTTGCTCGATGAAAACGAGGCGTTAAAAAAGCGCATCGAGCAGTTACAAAACGTGGCCATTCAAGCGTACTTGGACATCGAGAGCGGTCATGCACAGAGGTCATACGACGCACTGGTGGCAATGCATCCCGACGAAAACGATCCCTATGGCCTGAATGAAGTCGCCAGCACCACAGCATAACCCCCCATTCCTCCAACACCGGGCGCGTCCGGCGAGATGCGCCCCACACATGAAAGGACCAGCCGTGACAGAAGAAACCTTATCACCATCCCTCATTCGCCAGTTGATGCGCCCCGGCGCACTGGCTGAGGACACTGCGCCACCCAACCTGGACGACGCGCAACAACGCGCCCTACACACTGCCCTTGCCGCACTCGATGCGCAGGATCGGGAGATCCTCCAACTGCGCTACGATGCGAATTGCACCATTGAGGAGATCGCCGCGCATCTCCTGACCAGCCCGCAGATCGTGGAGCATCGAGAACAGGACGCCCTCCACCAGTTGCGGCAATATCTACCGCCAACGCGAGAGGACATCGCAGCATCACCCACGCGGCGCTATGTGCCAGCACCAGCACAGAAGAAACCCGTTCCACCAACCACAGGCAAAGGAAGGGCAATCAGTGAGAAACAATTTGCTGCGTATATGGCGGCAAACCCTGATGCCACCATACGGGGAACCTCTGAGGATCTCGGTATTTCTTCTGCTACCGTGACCGTGTATCGCAAGGCATGGCATGAACACCAAGCGCGACACGTTCCCGCTGCACCAGCACCACAACCCGTTCCGTTGCCACCTGCGCCCGCGCCTGTGCCAGCACCACCAAGCCAACCGGAACCGGAGCCGCCCACGCCCACCAATGCAGCCTACACGCGCACGCTCTACGAGGAACAAGTCTATCAAGCGCGACTGTGGATGGAAATGCTGGAACGCCAGTGGCGCGAGGCAAAGGAAAACGCAGAGGAGGCAGTCGAATACGCCGATACCGTGCAACAGCGGTATCTCCAAGCCAAAGCCAACTACGAACGCGCACAGAAGATCGCCCGCGCTCACTATGCGATGTTGCACGGCCAAGTTGTTGAAGAATTGGAGGGATAAAAATGCTGCTACTCGCACCACCGAAAACGCTTGACTGTGGATGCCTCATGCCCTACGGCACGGCTGAACTACTCCACAATCCCTGTCTCGTCTGCTGGTGCTGCACCGACCACTGCACCTGCACACGGCCAGGTCGCGCCGAGATCTTCATGGGCTTGGGCGAACTGGAACGCCTCATCGGCTGCCCCAAAGGCATCTCCACATTGAGTGTGCGCTATGACGCTGAGCGAGAAGCCATCGCCATCGAACTGATCGGCCAAGGCTTGCCGCCCTGCGCCGAGGGAGAACGCCCGCAGCGCGTGCAACGCATCTTTTCCGCGATGCTTGACGGATCGCAAACAGTGAGCTATGCGTGGGGCGAGGCGGTGCAGCATGAATAGTGTGGTCGTTCTCGCCGCCGCCGTCATCTTCCTACTAATGGCTGGCTTGCTCATGCGGTCGCTGTATTTCCACAGCGTCGAGAAGATGGACGCGCTGGGCAAGGAGATGGAGGCCAACCTATTGCTGCTGACATCGGATGCCATCGCCGCAAGTGGTGAGGCGGAGCAGAAGAAAACCGAACTGCGCATGATGCAGATGCAGGTCCAGATGCAAGGGCGGTCCCGTCGCCCTATCGTTCTCATTCCCATCGCTGGACAATCCGAACAACTGCTGGTCGGACCAACACCAGCGGCAGATATGAACTAAGGAGCAACTCACATGCAACCCGATCCGCAAGTCGTCGCACGCCTGAAACTGGACGCAGCACGAAAGCGCCTCCTCGATGCCGTAAAATCCTTCCGCTCGGACCTATTTCGGTGGCGCATGGAACAATTTCGGTGTGAAGATACGGCGCAGTCGCCAGCAGCGTATCACGAGGCAGAGGCAAGAGCCGAAGCCCTGACAACGATCATCCGCATGCTTGCGGAATATCCTGGCACGCCTGTCAGCATCCACGCATTCACCACCGGACATACCATGATTCGTCGGATGAAGGCCCAGATGGAGTACACGCTGGGACTGCTCGATAAATTTCATCGGATGTTGGTGGAGGCACAAGGCGATGCGGAGTTACCAGAGTGATAGGCTCAAAGAACCTTTACATCTCCGTACCGATCTCTTAGGTAATTTTAGAAAGGGAACACAGACATGGCGAGCGATATCATGAGAGGCCAGTTAAAGATCGATCAGCGCGTCCGGCACATTGAGACTGGCCGGACGGGGACAATCAGGGAAATGCGCGCAAGTTTTAACCGACGCGGTGATCCTTGCCAATCAATCCGTGTTTTCTGGGATGACCGGAAACCTTCTCAACGCAGACTAACCACATGGATCGCTGACTACAATCTCATTGATGCTGGCTTGTGAGTGAGCGCGGCGAGTGACGTACCGTAGCCCCTCTCTTAGCGAGGGGGGCATAGAAGAATTTTTGGAGGTCGAGGTGAAGCGCGTGGCGAACAAGCGTATCCGCAAAAAGCAGTCAACTGATACGGGCTGGTTCCGTAAGGCGAGCAAGGCGATGGATACTCTCATGCGGCCCAAATATCCGTATCGAGGTCGCTTGTACACCCATAACCTCCAACGCAACAAGCTCGCGTATTTCACCATCGTGCAGAAAACCTTGCGTGATGAAGGTGAGTCGAGCAATGCAGCAGCGGTGCGCGCTTGGCAGCTACAAAACCACTCCCTCTGAATAGGGGGGGCATAGAGAAGATTGAAGGGACCAACGAACATGACAGACAATCAAAACACCCCGATTCCCGCTCATACAAACACGCCAGAAGTTCAAGCTCACTTGTATGAGTGCAACGCCGATGAACTTTGTTTCGTGTGTGGTGGATTGGGTCAGGTGCGCGTACCAAACAGCGGCTTATTTACCCATACCTATCATTGGGAACCGTGTGAGACGTGCGGCGGCTTTGGATATGAGCGATTGTAGCGAAGACATGCCGTTCCCCCTACATCACTGATGTTGGGGGGCATAGTTGAATCTTGAAAGGAACACGCGATGGGCAAAATAACGATGACCAAGTTAACGACAGAGACCATTTTTGCAAGCGCATTTGTTCTCGGAAAAGTCGCATCACTGCTAGATCGCGGACTTATTGATACGGCAGATGGCGGCATTAGCGATTTTTCGCCAGAAATACAGGTTGAGATGCATGAAGCTGCGAAACGGCTTCGCCGTGAATTAGGCGAGCGACATGCAAACTTAGATCATGCCCTAAAAATGCTCACGGCACAAGAAAAATGAGCAGCAGCGAGCGCGTCCGTCTCCCCCTTCCCAAGCGTAGAGAGGGGGGGCATAGCTCCATTCTCCTAGCGTTCAACCTCTGCATGGTAAACTGCCAAGAAACCATGCAGAGGTTCTTCTATGTCGAAAACAGTTGGCATTATCACTGCGGCCATCCTCTTGCTCATGGGTTGCTGCATTCTGAGTGTGGTGGCGATACGCAGCAGTGCCACTTCCACCACAACCACCTCGGCGCGTGTCGCTACCGTTCCCGCGACCAGCACATCACGCCCACCCATCCCAACACCTGTGCCGACCATGACAGCGCAGCAGCGCACCGACGCGCAGATCGTCGCCCTCATCAAGCCGGACGGCCAGCAGTTCAGCATCGCACACCAGAAGGGCGACATCATCATCTATGATGTGTGGGTAAATGGGGTAGCGAACGATCAAGTAGGGCTGGCATTCGCTAAAATCGAAATCTACGGGGTGATGAAGGCCATGTATACGCAGTGGCATGGATCGTTGACGGAGATTGATGTCGTCATTCAGGGACCGGATAGAATCGGCAACCTCGCTGCGGCTTACCTCTTTGCCGACACCGCTGCACATTTCGACTGGCCGCACCTCGTCCCCGCAACGGCATGGCAGCAATACGACTACGCCGAATCCAGCCTATGAAGCATGCGACCTGTTGGATCGTTTGGTATCCTGAGAGGGTAGGGGGCGTGCAACTAGACGCAAGCCACCTACCCTGTTCGTTCGTGTAGTGACTCAGGAGGCAACGATGGTTCGCATTATGTTCGTCGTCGCGCTGGCATGGGGCTTTCTCGAAGTCGTGTCGGGGAACTTGGCTGTGGCGCGATTCGCCCATCCCCCTCTGAGGTTATTGCCCCGTAGATAGCAGTGGCCCCCTCGTCGCATGAGGGGGCCATTTTCTTTCGTGCGTCTACAATTCCAACTGTGGAATCCTACGGATAGACAAACCACACACCGCTGTCCATCCACACATAGCGGTAGTTGACGCGCCCGAAGCCGCCACCGTTAAACTCGTCGTTCATCTCCGAGATCAAGATCCAGTTGCCACGCATAGCAATGACCTCGCCGCCCCAATGGCCGATGCTCGATGCGCCTTGCTCCCCAGGATTAAACCATACCGCTGCACCGATGCGTGGGGCGCGATGCTTGGGCAAGGTCCAGATATTCCAGCTTGGGTGCAATTCTTCGGGCCACCAGTTGCACCAGCCCTGACCGGGGCGATAGGGATAGGCGCGAGGATTCGGGTAGTAGATGTTCGCATAACAGCCCACCGGCACTTCCCACAGATAGACGTTGCCAGCGGGCCAGTAGGTTGCACTATGGCAGAACTCCATCGCAGAGACGCCGCCACCAGTGGGGGCGGGTGACGGCGCGGGAGCAGGGGATGCGTGATTCGGGCAGACATTCAACACTTGCCCTGGATGTATCTGATTGGGATTGCTCCCAATGATGCGCTCATTCAGCGCGTACAACTGCTGCCAGGTGAGGCGATAACGAGCCGCGATCTTGGAAAGCCAGTCACCCGACTGCACGACATAGGAACACGGCGCGATGGCCGAAGCGGGGACGAGGGGCGCAGCCTGGGCCGGAGTGGGCAACAATGAAACCACACCGAGCATCAGGGCCAACGCCAAAACACAACTACGCATAGTACCTCCATAGACCGCTCGGCTAAGAACGGTTGTTCTCAGCATACCCGATATGCCTACAGAGTGCCAAATATCTAGGCATATTTATTACGACTATTGACAAATATTATGCAATGAGGATATACTAGAGCAGTCAAACACGACACGAAAGGAGGACTACGGCTCAGATACCCCATAGCTAAAAGCTAGGGGCTTGTGAAAGCGAGCCTGGATCTGACCAGTCTCAGTCCTGAAAGGGGCTATGTTAGGGGCGAATACAACGATAGGCACCGTTGGGTGGCACCTCAGCCTGACGCTCTGCGGCCAACAGTTAAACAGATAGACGGGGTGCGAGTCAGTGCTGGTGGCAAACAAACCGCCTCATAACCTTGACGAGGGGAACCTTACCTGGGCAACCAGAGATTCTTAGGAGTTGGCAATGTCATTCGTATTCGTAGTCGATCAGGACCGCAAGCCGCTTGAGCCGGTGCATCCAGGGCGAGCGCGGTTTCTGCTCAGTGCGGGACACGCCGCCGTTTTGCGGCGCTATCCCTTCACGATCATCCTGAAAGAAGTCAATCCCGATGCCGAGCCGCAGCCGTTGCGCGTGAAACTTGATCCGGGCAGCAAAACGACCGGTGTAGCAGTGGTCAATGACGACACTGGGCAAGTCGTGTGGGCCGCGGAGATTACCCATCGCGGACAGCAGGTGAAGGCCAGCCTGGACAGCCGACGGGCGCAAAGGCATGGGCGACGGTCACGCCATACCCGCTATCGTCAGCCGCGATTTGATAACCGCACCCGCCCTGCTGGATGGCTACCACCCTCGATGGAAAGCCGATTAGCGAATACCCTGACATGGGTAGCACGCCTGATGAAATGGTGTCCCATCGACGCGATCAGCATGGAACTGGTGAAGTTCGATACCCATCTCATGCAGAACGCCGAAATCAGCGGGGTGGAATATCAGCAGGGCGAATTGCAGGGCTACGAAGTGCGGGAATATCTGTTAGAGAAGTGGCATCGAGCCTGTGCGTACTGTGGGGCTAAGGATGTCCCCTTGCAAGTGGAACATATCATCCCGCGCAAACGGCAGGGTTCAGACAGAATCAGCAATCTCACCCTGGCTTGTGAGTCGTGCAACCAGCGCAAGGGGACACAGACCGCCGCAGAGTTTGGTTTTCCTGATATCCAAGCCCAGGCCAAACAGCCATTACGGGATTCCGCAGCGGTGAATACAACGCGCTGGGCGCTGTACGAACGCTTACAAGGGCTGGGGTTGCATGTTGAGGTGGGAACGGGTGGACGAACCAAGTGGAACCGCACCCAACGTGGCTTGCCGAAAACACATTGGCTTGACGCGGCATGCGTGGGGGCGTCCACGCCCGCTACCTTGCATGTGGGACAGATCGTTCCTCTGGCGGTCACGGCGATGGGGCGGCATAGTCGGCAGATGTGCCGAAC